TCCTAATTAACTAGTTAGAGGTATATCAAGTGACTATCACTAACAAGGTTTCATTAAAGAGCGTTAATGGCGGTAACACGCCTATTGCCGACGTTCCAGATGGGGCTACAGTTGGAGCGGTAACAAGTGCGTTTGATGGCACCGCTACTGTTGAAGCAACTGCTGCTGCTACTGGTGGAACACCAACTACTTTTGTTATTACGCCCACACCAACAACTTCTCCAGCCACATTTACTGGAGCATCACCTGTAACAGTTTCGGGCTTGAGTGATGCAACCTCTTACACATTTACCGCTGCTGGAGTTAACTCAACAGCCACAGGTCCAGCAGGTGCTGCCTCTGCATCTACTGCAATTGTCACCGCTGGTTCTTACTTCTCTATTGCTACTACTACTTCTTCTACTGCTAGCAGTATAACCTTTAGTTCAATTCCAAGCACGTACACTCATTTGCAAATTAGATACATGGCTAAAACTAGTTGGGCTCAGACCACTATTGCTGATGGAATTACCATTAGAATAAATGGTGATACGGGTTCTAATTACAGAATCCATAATTTATGGGGTCAAGGGTCAGGAGTAAGTGCTGGAACAGCCGCTGCTACTTATATGGGAGATAACTTTTTAATGTCTGCCTCTAATGGTGCAACAAGTACTTATGGAACAGGCGTTGTAGACATTTTGGACTATACCAACACAATTAAAAACAAAACTGTTCGTGCGTTTACAGGCGTAGAAACAAACAATATTTACAACGGAAACTTTTGGGGCGTAGGATTAGTAAGTGGATTATGGTTATCAACCGCTGCAATTACTTCAATAACTCTTCTTTCTGGTTCTGGTGCTGGTTTTACAAGCGCTAGTCATTTTGCACTTTATGGGGTGATGGCATAATGGCTGCAGGAATTACTTACACACCGCTTGCTACTAACACCCTAGCAAGCGCTACAGCATCTGTTACATTTTCTTCTATTAGTGGTTCTTATACAGACTTACGAGTTGTCCTTCAAGTAAAAAATAGTGTTGGTGATGGTTACGCAACACAATTGCAATATAATTCCGATACTGCAACTAATTACTCTTGGGTTGGTGCTGCTGGGTACGCAGGCTCATCTGCTAATAGTTTTAGAGGAACCAGTGTTGCTATACAAAAAGTAGGTTTTACAAGTGCTACAAGTGGAAATGCTTGGACACCTATAACTATTGATATTTTTAATTACGCTAATGCCACCACTTATAAATCATGTTTATCAAGAAGTAGCAGTATTGATACTAACCAGTACACTCTTATGACAGCAGGACTATGGCGTAGCACGGCAGCCATTACTTCTTTAACTTTTACTTCTGAATCAAGCGGTACTTTTGCTGCTGGTTCAACTTTCACACTCTATGGAATTGCGAGTGCATAATGGCTACCACACATAAGAAGATTCAAACAGTAACTGTAGGAGCAGGCGGTGCTTCTAGCATTGCTTTTACCTCTATTCCACAAACGTACACTGATTTAGTTATAAAAATCTGTGCTAGGTCAACTCGCGCAGGCGCTGATGATGATATATATATATCATATAATGGGTCAGCAACTAGTTATGCGTATCGCTATTTTCAAGGATACGTAACAAGTGCTAGGGCCAGCAGTGGTTCTAGTCAATATGTTGGAGCAATGCCAGCATCTGGAGCAACAACAAATACGTTTGGAAATGCAGAGATATGTATACCAAACTACACCTCTTCAAATTACAAATCTATTAACTCTGACAGCGTTACGGAAAATAATTCAGCAACCGCTTATGAAGCATTGATTATGCTTATGTCTAACTTGTGGTCAAACACATCCTCAATTACATCTATTACATTGACTTCTGGTACTGGAAGTAATTTTGCCCAATACTCAACTGCAACTCTCTATGGAGTATTTAAAGAAAATGTATCAGGAGCACCTAGTGCACCTACTAGCGTTACTGCTACTGATTTAGTAACTACTGGAGCAATCTCTGTAGCATTTACTCCAGCGGGACAGACCGCATCTTTGTTTACAGTTACTTCTACCCCTGGCTCAATTATTGGAACTGGTGTAGCAAGTCCAGTAACAGTTTCAGGGTTAACAAATGGTACTGGATACACATTTACTGTAACGGCTGCAAATCCACTAGGAACTTCTGCAGCGTCTTCTGCCTCTAATAGTGCCACTCCTACTGCTTATCCAAAGGCGGGCTACACTGCTGGTGGCGAAACTTCTTCTAGCGCAACTAGCATTATCGAAAAGATATCTTTACCTGCAGAAACTAGCAGTACATTAAGTGCAACTCTAAGTGCTAATACACAAGAATCTGCTGCTATGTCTAACAGTGGAGTTGCTGGATACATAACAGGAATAAGCCAATCACCGTCTACTACTATAAACAAACTTGTATTCTCTACCGCTGTGGTCTCTACTCTAGGCACTACATTAGCAACTGCTAGAAAAGAACATGGAGCAATGGCTAACAGCGGTACTGCTGGATATGTACTAGGAGGCAGTACTGGTGGCGGTACAACTGCTGCAATAGATAAAATTGCTTTTTCAAATGATGCTAGGACAACTCTTGCTGCAACTTTAACTGCCGTCATTTATAGAAATACTGGAGCAATGGCTAACAGCGGTACTGCTGGCTACACTGCTGGAGGAAACAGAACAGACACAAGCAGTCTTACTAGTTACATTGATAAAATTACTTTTTCTAATGACTCAAAATCAACAACCTCTGCCACTTTGAGTTCTCTAAATGCAAGAAATGCGGCTCATGCTAACTCAGGAACTGCGGGTTACTTCTTAGGTGGAAATAACAACTTTACAACAATTGACAAAATAACATTCTCATCAGATAGCGTTTCTGCTGTAAGTGGAGGAATGTCTACTCCGCGTCAATACCATACAGCCTTTGCTAACTCAGGAACTGCTGGGTACGCTGCTGGAGGACAAAACACCTCTAATGCAAGATTGTCTTCAATTGAAAAGTTGGCCTACTCTAACGACGCCGTGTCATCGACCTCTGTAACAATGGCTAGTGCACGAAGTAACCCAGCAGGCTTTGCCGACTCAGGAACACTATAAGGAACAATATATGGAACTACTACCTGATATAACCGAAAAATTCACACCCGATATTTTGCTAGCGATGGCAGAAGTTCAACAGTCACGCTCTGACTTTCAGTTAGAGAAGTTTGTTGTGAATCAGCACGATACAGATGAAATGCGCTACCAGCAGTGCGTCATTGAACTTCAGTCTCTCTACTACACCATAAAGACAGTCAGTCTTGAAATGAAGAAGACTGAGATTGAAATCAATAAACTTCGTGAAACTGGCGATGAGATCGATGAGATTGATGCTCAGATCAAAGAATTGGGACTTGAACAGACTCGCCTTGTTGGAATTGGCGCTTTTAGAGAGTTGGATATGTTAATGAATATCTATAACTCTTTTGAGCATAAATACACTCGCCAAGAGATTGAAGCAGCACAGCCAGATTATTGGAACAAGAGATTAAGTCGTCAGTCTACACTAGAGGCTATCGGTGGCACTCAGGCACAGGCTGCACACCTAGATTCACTTCGTCAGATTGGTGCCCTTGAAATGACACCAGAGGGCGGAATCCGTGCAGTCTCCCAAGAGATGCAGCAGATTACAGGACAGACTCAGAAGGAGTTAGCATGAAGTACTACACATGGAAGTTAAAGTGGGAAAACGGTGAAGGTACTGATCCTACATTCACTGTGAATACTGATGAGGTTCGTATTGAGCCAGTCTTTGCTACAGGTGATGTATCTGACTCAGCAACACTGATCTACTGCTACCTGCTTAGAGGTTCAATTAACACTAGCGCTTTGACTGCCTGGTCTGTAACAGAGACCACAGCAGCAGCGATGCTTGCCGCTGCTCAGGAACTCTCTCCAGAGGCAGTACTTGAAGATGGCTTTGTTAAGTTCCCTGTAGTAGAGATCGCCCCTTAATACTTTTTTCTCAGAACCGATAGGAGACAATAAGCCTCATGGCTAATATCAAGAGAGCAAATGCATCCAGCATCACTAAGAGTGGTGTTGCGATCGCTGACGTACCTGATGCTCCTACCATTGGCGCTGTGGCAGCACTGACAGATGGAACAGTTACTGTTGCCTACACAGCAGCCGTTACTGGAGGAACTGCAACTACCTTTACCGCTACATCTTCACCTGGCGGAATTACTGGTACTGGCGCCTCTCCTATTACTGTCACTGGATTAAGTTTAGGTACTGATTACACATTTACGGTTACTGGAACAAATTCAACAGCCACAGGTCCAGCATCTGCTGCCTCTAGTTCTGTTAGTCCCACAGCACTTGCTTACGACTCTATTGCTACTACTACACTTTCAACCACTCAAGCAACAATCTCATTTACCTCAATTCCTTCTACTTACACTCATCTTCAAATTAGATTTTTTGCAAAGTGTTCAACAGCAGGCGGTGGAGTTCCTTGTCGCATAAGATTTAACAGTGATACTGGCTCTAATTACTCCTATCACTATTTGGTAGGAAACGGTGCTTCCGCATTATCTGGCGGTGCTGCAACTCAAACTGCCGCATATGGTGGAACAATAACGGATTCTGGAAGCGGTGGGCAGCCTTATAACTTTAGTACAGGAAATATTGACATTTTAGATTATGCCAATACAAGCAAGTATACAACTCTTCGTCAATTTGGAAATTATGACGATAATGGAGGAGGACAAGTGGGGCTCTTTAGTGGCCTTTGGCAAAACACAGCGGCGGTTTCTAGAATAGATTTGACTGTTGATTCAACTACCTTTTCTCAATATACCAAAATTGCTCTCTATGGAATGAAGGGGTAATCATGGCATTGACATATAATGCAATTGTAAGCGTATCTCTTACAGCATCTCAAGCCTCTGTAAATTTAGGTTCTATACCATCTACTTATACTGACCTTGTTCTTGTTGTTACAGGAAAGACAACAAGTGCAGATAGTCTTATTTGTCGTATTAATAACGATACTGGGAATAACTACTCACGAACTACTTTAGGTGCTGATGGAACCTCTTCTCAAAGCACTCGTGGCACAAGTGATTCTAGAGCGGTCGTTGGTACTTATGGTTACTTAGGAACAACTGTTGGATATATCAATACTCTTTTTATAAATAACTATTCAAGTACTACCTCGTACAAACAAATATTAAACAAAACTGGCAATGGGGCAAATGGAGTATCTGCAGTTGCAAATCTTTGGAGGTCTACGGCTGCTGTGGATACACTAAACTTGTATACAGATAGCGGATATAGTTTTGATGTTGGCACCACATTTAACCTCTACGGAATATTGGCGGCGTAAATAATGGCTAATACATACATAGCATTAAAAAAAGTAACTGTGGGAAGTGGAGGAACTTCCAGCATTACTCTTTCTAACATCCCACAAACTTACACAGACCTAGTATTAAAACTGTCTTTGCGTTCAACTCGTGCAGCCGATGAAGATGGCTTAAGTTTAACGGTAAACTCAAGTTCTTCAGGTTACACTTACAAACCTTTAATGGGAAATGGTTCTACAGCATCTACTGCCTCTACCGCATACGAACAACCTTGGTCGGGAAGAATTGTTGGAGCAAGCGCTGGTTCAAGCATCTTTTCTAGCACTGATGTTCTTATCCCTAACTACGCTGGTAGCACTGCAAAATATTACTTAGTTGACTCTGTTACTGAAAAAAACTCTACTACTGCTTATATGACAATGAATGCGGTAGTGCAATCAAGCACAGCAGCAGTTACCTCTTTAACTTTTGCTGCTGTTAATGCGAATTTAGCGGAGTACTCAACGGTTACTCTTTATGGTGTAGAGGTGCCCTCCCAACAAATTACAGAAAAAGCAACTGGTGGAGATATCACTACTGATGGAACCTATATTTATCACACCTTCCGTCAATCTGGAACATTTACACCTTCACAGTCTTTGACTGCAGCAGTGCTTGTAGTAGCAGGTGGCGGTGGAACTACAACCTCTGTTTCAGGTGGCGGAGGTGCTGGTGGTGTTTATTACTCAGCAAGTAACGCTCTCACTGCAACTGGCTACACAGTAACCGTAGGTGCTGGTGGCGGTTCTAACACCAATGGTTCTAACTCTGTATTTGGTGCATTAACAGCAGCAGTTGGTGGCGGTACCTACCAAGCAAATGGTGGCTCAGGTGGTGGACAAAGCGCACCTGGTAGTGGTTCGGTAGGTACTGGCACTGCAGGTCAAGGCAACAGCGGTGGCGCTAGAGGTTCTTATTATTCAGGTGGTGGTGGTGGTGCTGGTGGCGCAGGTGGCGCAGGTGGCGTTGGCTCTCGTGGCGGTGCTGGTGGCGCTGGAATAAACACTTACTCAACTTGGCATACTGCAACTGGTACTGGCATAGCGGGGTACATTGCAGGTGGTGGTGGTGGTTCTGCTTGGAACGGCGTTACTCCTAATAACACTGGTGGTTTAGGCGGCTCTGGTGGTGGCGGTGCTGGTGGTGAGAGTGGTGCTGGAAGTGCGGCTGCAACGAATGGCTATGCAAATACTGGTGGCGGTGCTGGTGGAGACAACAATGGCGTAGTTGGTAAATCGGGTGGTTCAGGTCTAGTAATTGTGAGGTACGCAGTTTAATGGCACATTTTGCAGAAGTTGACGAGAGACTAGAAGTAGTCCGTGTACTAGTAGTTCCTGATGCCCAAGAGCATCGTGGTCAAGAGTTCTTGGCTGATGATTTGGGCCTTGGTGGACGTTGGATTCAGACTTCATACAACGGAAACATCCGTAAGAATTATGCAGGTATCGGTATGTACTACGACGAAGACCGTGATGCATTTATTGCTCCTCGCCCAGAACCACATGCAGATTACACCCTTGATGAGGAAACTTGTCGCTGGGTTCTACGCACAGAAGAATAAAAGTAAGATAAACTAACAACTCAAACCCGTTTAGGAGATAAACATGTCAGTTCCAACTAAGGTCATTGTAGACTGCTCAACAGGCGAAGAGTCAATCGTTGAACTCACAGCCGAAGAGATCACTCAGATGGAAGCAGATGCAGCAGCATTTGCCGAAGCAGAAGCAGCACGAGAAGAAGAAGCAGCAGCAAAGGCAGCACTGAAGGAATCAGCAAAGGCTAAGTTAGTCGCTGGTACTCCTCTTACTGCAGAAGAAGCAGCCGTTCTCGTCATTTAATTTCGCCCCAAATATTTAAGGAGTACCGTGTCAGTTCGTAGAGCACAAGATGAGCGCATTGAAGGCACTCCTGACGGCAATACCGCCATTACGGAGATATCCGATGTGCCAGATGCACCTACTATTGGTGCAGCAACTAACGTAGGTACTAGCCGTGCATACAATAACGGCGCTGCAACAGTTGCATTTACGCCTAATACAACAGGCGGTACAGTAACTACCTATACAGCAACAAGTACCCCAGGATCATTTACTGGTACTGCGGCCTCTTCTCCAGTAACAGTCGCTGGTCTACAGTCTCAGACTTCTTACACTTTTGCTGTGACTGGTGCTAACTCAACAGGAACGTCTCCTGCAACATCTGCTTCTGGATCTATAACAGCAACTACTGTTCCACAGGCTCCTACTATTGGCACTGTAACATCTCCCTCTTCTACAACTGCATCTGTACCGTTTACAGCAAATGCTACTGGTGGCGCAGCGGTCTCAACTTTTACAGCAACTTCATCTCCTGGTTCTATAACAGGAACAAGTGCTTCGAGCCCAATTTCTGTTTCTGGATTAACAGCAGGAACTGCTTACACATTTACTGTAACTGCAACAAATGCTAATGGTACTTCTACAGCGTCTAGCGCTTCTAACTCTGTAACTCCACAACTTCCTGTTCCTACATCAGTTGATTATTTGGTTATTGCTGGTGGCGGTGGAGGAAACTACTCAGGTTATGGTGGTGGTGGTGGTGGCGCTGGAGGTTACTTAGAATCTTCTACATCAATTTCTGGTTCATTCACAGTAACTGTTGGTGCTGGCGGTGTTGCTGGCAGTGGTGGTAGTGGTTCTCCAACTGGAATTGCATCTGTATTTGGAGGTGTGTCTGCTACTGGAGGTGGTCAAGGAGGAGGCAGTGCAACATCAGGAGGAAATGGTGGCTCAGGTGGTGGAGGTGCTGGCATAAATAACTCTTACGGAACTGGTATAAATGGTCAGGGTTTTCGTGGAGGTACAGGTCGTTTTGATAGCAGTCCAACAAATGCTTCAGGTGCTGGTGGCGGTGGCGCTAGTGCTGTTGGAGGTGACCCTGTTGCATACAGCCGAGGAGGAAATGGTGGCGCTGGTTCATCAACTAGTATAACGGGTACCTCTACAGCATATGCAGGTGGCGGTGCTGGTTCACAAGGACAAGGAAGTGGCGGTACAGGCGGTACAGGTGGTGGAGGTAACGGTGGAGGTACAGCATATGCAGGTACTCCTAATACTGGCGGTGGTGGTGGTGGTTCAAGTAACACTGCAAAGGCTGGTGGTTCTGGTGTAGTTATTATTGCTTATCCTGATTCATACAGGGCGCTTTCTTCTATTGACGGTGGGCTAACCTACGACCAACCAAGCCGTTCAGGTTACAGAGTTTATAGATTTACAGCAGGAACAGGAACGGTGACTATCTAATGGCACATTACGCATTTTTAGATGAGAACAACATCGTTACAGAGGTTATCCCAGGTAAGGATGAAACAGAACTTATTGAAGGTCTGACCCCTGAAGTTTGGTATGGAAATTTTCGTAATCAAGTTTGCAAACGTACATCTTACAATAACAACATACGTAAAAATTATGCTGGAATTGGCTTTACATACAGTGAAGAACTTGACGCATTTATTGCGCCACAACCTTACCCATCATGGGTGTTAAATGAAGAAACTTGCAAATGGGAAGCCCCAATAGCAAAGCCTACAGATGACAAGGTATACGATTGGGATGAAGAAACTACCTCTTGGGTAGAGATAGAGATCGCCCCTTAATACTTTTTTCTCAGTATAGATAGGGAATAATCCTTACCATGCGTGGTAACAAAGTACAGGGTCGATTCAAGATCGACTACGAGACTATGTCAATGGATGAAGGCATCGTTGACGAACTCCGTGACCCCGTAGGTACTGAGGTTGACTGGTGGCTCTGGGATGATGCAGCCCTAGCCGCAGACTACGACACCTTCGTAGATCCAATCTATGACGTCTCCAATCAGGAAGATGGCAAGGGTCGTCGATGGAACGAGCCATTCAAACTACCTGTGATCATGGCGCAACAACTTCGTGGTACTAACATCATGAATGAGCGTGGTTACTACACCACAGATACATTGCGCCTAGTAGTTGCTGTGGCAGATATCAATAGACTTCTTCCAGCAATGATCACAGATCCAGCGCTACATATTAAAGACCGTGTCGTATTCCGCGACGCCGTATTCGTTCCTACTCGTGTCCTTCCTAGAGGACTTTATAAAGAGCGCTACTCAGTAGTTACTATTGATTGCAACCAGGTCAATGCTGAAGAACTTGTTAATGATCCACAATTTCAGGACCTTACAAACTAGGAGATTGTCATGGACGATTTTGAGCCAGAGTTAGACCCAGACCTCTTTGAAGATGAGGTTGTAGAATTAGATGACCTCGACTATGACAAGCACGCCCTAGACGAGGAAGACGAAGACTGGGAGGATAGTTAATGCCTGCTAAAAAAGGTAAAGTAGAAAAAGTTATGAAGGAATACAAAGAAGGTAAACTTCATAGCGGATCTAAAAAAGGCCCAGTAGTTAAAAACAAGAAGCAGGCCGTCGCTATTGCTCTTTCAGAAGCAGGCATGAAAAAGAAAAAGAAATAATGCCTGCATCAAAATTACTACCAGCACCCGTAAAATTTCCCAATGGAGGAGGACTCTCAGCAATGTCTAGCAAGCCAAGAGAATCTCAGCAACTAGAGGTAGAAGCCATGGAAGCAAAACACAAGGCTGAACTTGCTAAGTTGAAAGAAAAACACGCCAAAGAAAGTTCTTCTCCAGTAAAGGTTAAAAAGTAATGGCTAAGACAATCAAGATTAAAGGCGAAGGCCACACCATAAAGAAGAACAAGAAGGGCGAGGTCATTGTTGACCACGCTGGAAACAAAGGAAAGTACGACAAGATTAACCTGACAAAGAAGGCTGGCTCTAAGACCATTGCTCAAGGAGTTAAGGCGACTAAAGATTGGCACAAGAAAAATGGCTAAGTCAGAGGCATGGCAACGTTCAGAGGGCAAGAATAAAAAGGGTGGACTTAATGAGAAGGGTCGCAAGTCTTATGAGAAGGCTAACCCTGGTTCAGATTTAAAACCTCCAGTATCTGCTAAGCAAGCAAAGAAGTCACCTAAGTCTGCAGCACGTCGTAAGTCTTTCTGTGCACGCATGGGCGGCATGGAAGGTCCTATGGAGAAGAATGGCAAGCCAACTCGCAAGGCTCTAGCCTTAAGGAAGTGGGATTGCTAATGGCAACCAAGAAGACAGATCCTTGCTGGGATGGTTATACCCAAGTTGGTATGAAAATGAAGAATGGCAAGAAAGTTCCAAACTGCGTTCCTGCAAAGGGCGTTCCAAAATCCAAACCTAAGAAGAAAGTGAGCAAGTAAATGTGTGCAGCATGTGGATGTGGTAAGAAAAAGGGTGAGCCAGGATTTGGTAAAGGCCCAAAGTCAAAAGCAAAGAAGGCTTGTACTTGCGGTACTTGCAAGGCTTGTAAAGCAAAGAAGAAGTAATGTGTGCCACCTGTGGCTGCATGAAGCCAAAGGACAAGCACGGCATGAAGACTCTTGCCGCTGCTAATAAGAAATTTGCAAAGGCAACAAGTAAACCAACTAAGAAGAAGAAGGACAAGAAGTAATGAAGAAGACTCTTACTCCTAAGCAGATGAAGATCGCTGGGGCTGCAAAGCCAACAGACAAGATCACTGGCGCTGACTTTAAGGCCCTTAAAAAGGGCAAGGCACCAAAGATGACTATGAACAAGAAAAAAGGCATGTAGTGAAATACACCAAAACCTCAGACAAGAAGCAGGATGCCAAGACCACAAAAGGTCTTGACAAAGAGCAGAAGGCAATGTTTGAGAAGATGGACAAGAAGCACCGCAAGCCTAAGTCTCAAGAAGACGATCGCAAGATGGATAAAGCCATAGTTAAAAAGATTAAAAAGAAGTAATGACTAAGCCACCTACGGGTGGTTTTTTCATTTATCATTGCAATATCAGACCACCGCTGCGGTGCCTGACCACTGTTCCCACAGGTTGCGATAAGGGGTTTTATTATGGGCTATAAGCCTTGGTATGAACGTGCCGCTGAATTGAACGGCAAAGACGAAGTCGAGAACTTCATGCGTGGCATGTTCGGCGGTCGTCCTAAAGACAAACAACCAATTATTACTGGTCTTATCGCAGGCTACGTCGGTGGAAAAGTTGCTGGCAAATCCGTTGCGAAGGCCAGGAAAAAGAAGTGAAGAAAGACAACGTCCTTAACGCAATTCACAAAGCGAGTCACGAGACCTCTCGACTTGTAGGAGCGCATCTGCGTGCAGAAGCCAGAGCAACTGGATGGCCATCGCACGTCGTGAGCGGTATGAGCGTCTCCTATAGCAAGAGCGGCTTTGATGCTAACGTCAATGAGAAGCATCACGCAGAGGCACTCGACCATGAGTACGGAACCCCCGACAGACAACCGAGTGGGGCAATTCGTCATACAGCAAACCGTACCGCTGAGTCAGAAAACTTTTTAGTTAATCGTCTCTACAAGCATCTGGAGGCTTACCTATGAGTTTCTTATTTGACGAGGATGAAGCACTTCGTGATCTTCTAAAAGAGATGACTGTTACAGATCAAAAGGCGTCTTCTGCTGCTGCCAAGACTATTACACATAGAGCGCTTACTAGCAATGTAGTTACAATAACTACATCTACAGAACATGGCTTTGAAGTTGGAGACACAGTCACTATTGCGGGTGCTGTAACTCCTTTCAATGGCACCTACAACATTACGTTAATTCCAACTCCTACTACATTTAAATATGCAAAAACAAATGCAAACATTGCTAGGGTTGCTTCAGGTGGAACTGCTACTCCAGGTACTACTAGAAAAGTTGGCGTATGGTTTGGTCAACCTGACCAGGAAATAAGATCGCAGTCGTATCCTTACATTACAATCGACATGATTGATATTGCAGAGGCATTTGATCGTGCACATCGTGGACGAGTAAGCCCCATTTATTACGCAGACCCAACAAATATGGTTAATGCTGCACAAGGAATTCAAAGAGTTACATGGAATTCAAATTTGCACGATAAGGATATGGACTTTCCTATCCCAGTTAATATTGACTATCAGATTACTACCTATGCACGTCAGCCCCGTCATGACCGTCAGATCTTGGCGGAGTTGCTATACACAAAGATTCCACTTCGATTTGCAGTTCTTAATGTGGGTCCAGATACCCAATACGGAACTGCACGTCGTCTGGATGTTCTGGACATCTCTAAACGAGATATCACTGAACAAGGAAAGCGTCTATTCGTAAACGCTATCACGGTGCGGGTCTCTAGTGAGATCGCTCCATCTACATTCAATAAGTTATACAAGGTCCAAGAAATCAACGTTACAGGCACAACTGGCACCCAAGTTATTGGTCGTGGCACGTTTACTGCTGTAGATCCGCTCACAATACCGACACCATAAGGAACCCTTACCCAACTAGTTAGGAGAAAAAATGGCATATAGCCGCCCAGGTGTTTACATTAGTGAACGCCTACTACCCGCACCACTAACAGGTGGTGTTACTGCTAACGCTGCTGGCGCTGTTGTTGCACCTTTTGCACAAGGCCCAGAAGCCGTAACGCTTGTTTCATCTTGGTATGAATTTACTAAGAACTTTGGAGGCTATGACGTCTCCTACCCAGCAACATTTCAAGTTGGTTCATTTTTTGCAAACGGTGGACGTGAACTCTACGTTCAACGTCTACTAGCAGCCAACGCTGTTGCTGCTACTACAAACCTAGTAGATAGCGGTAGCACTCCACGAGTAACTGTTACATCAAAAAATGCTGGAACAGATGGAAACAATCTTCGTGTTGTTGTTACTGCTGGTGAAGTTGCTAGTACTTACACACTTACTCTTTATAAAGAGTCTGGTGTAGCAAATGACATTACTGATGACATTCTTCTTGAACGATACTCAAATGTTATTTTTAATGATTCTACCTCTAGTGATTATGCCCCAACTGTAATCAATATTGTGTCTCCAAATATTTCAGTTGCTGTTATTACTGGTTATGCTGGTCAAGGCATAACAAGTGCTACATACCCACTGACAACTGGAGCAAACGGCTCAGCAACAACTTCTACTGATTACACCAACTACAAGGCTAGTGGTTCTTCAGTATTTGAACGCTTTACCTCATTAGATCGTCCATTAGTAATATTTCTTCCAAATGTAAATGCACTGGCCTCTGGATCAGTGAGTGCGTTTGATGCCGCAACTTCTTGGGCTGAAGATAATAATGGGTTTGTTGTTCTTGGAACTGACCCAGACCTTACCGTTGCAAATGCAGTTTCATTTGCTGGAAGCCTTACAGATACAAGCAATGCTGCTGTCTACTATCCACACGTTTACATTGCTGATCCTCTAGGACGTGGTGCAGGAGCACTTCGCAAGATTGAACCAGCAGGTGCTGTAGTAGGTCTATACCTTGCAACTGATGCAAGCCGTGGAGTCTTCAAGGCTCCAGCAGGTATTGGTTCAGCAATCCAAGGAATTGTTGCTGTAGAAAGATCATTCTCATCTACAGAACTTGACACAATGAACGCAAGCACATCACCAGTAAATCCAATCCGTCAGATTCCTGGCGCTGGTCTTTCTGTTATGGGTGCTCGTACATTGAAGCAAGATGGCACTGCTAACAAGTATGTCAACATGCGTCGCTCTCTTATCTACATCCGCAAGAACCTTAAGAACCTCACTGAGTTTGCTCTTTTTGAAAACAATGAGGAAAAATTGTGGGCGCAGATCCGCACAGTCCTCAATAACTTCCTTGGCGAATACAAGAACCAGGGTGGTCTACGTGGCACAACTCCAACACAGGCTTACTTTGTTAAGTGTGATGCTGAGAATAATAGTGCACAACAAATCGCCAATGGCGAAGTCCATATCCAGGTTGGTGTTGCGTTGCAATACCCAGCAGAGTTCATTGTCATCGACCTCAGCCAAAAGACGCTGAACTAAAGCGAAGGAGAAAAATAAATGGCAGTAATTAATAATCGGTCAACACTATTGACTGATCCATTACGTAACTTTCGATTTTTAGTTACGTTTCAACCACACGGAGACTTTGCTCAAAACAGCATTGGTCTAACTCAAGCAACTATTGGGTTTACTTCTGTGTCGGGATTGTCGGTTGCTACTGACTCTATCCCTTACCGTGAAGGTGGTTACAACACCACTGTCCACCAGATTCCTGGTCAGACAACCTTTACACCTCTTACACTTCAACGTGGTGTCCTATTAGGAACACGTCAGAACTGGGACTGGATGCGTAACTTGTTCGCAACAGTAACTGCGGGAAATACAACTCGTGCAGTAGACCAGAACTTCCGTTGCGACTTAGAGATTGCTGTGCTATCGCACCCAATCCCTGGATCACCAAATGCAAATGACACAACAGAAACATCAGTAGATCACGTAGCAATGCGCTTTAAGGTATACAACGCATGGCCTACTTCAGTTGCATACTCAGACCTTAACGCAGGTGACAACGCTCTATTCGTAGAGCAGATGACACTCGTGCACGAAGGCTTTGATGTTAACTGGGCAGGAAACTACACAGCACCAGCCCCTACATTCTAACAAAGGACTAACATGACGAAAACAATTAGTGCAGCGGCTAACCCCGCATTGGCAAATAACTTGATTAACTCTGCACTGGCTGAAGCGCCAGTACAGCAAGAAGTAAAGATCACACCTCCTTCGGACACTGTAGTGACTCTCCCTGGTGGCTATGTAACAGCCACTGGGGAGATCATCACAGAGGCCGAGGTTCGTGAACTCAACGGCTCTGATGAAGAAGCGATTGCTCGTACTGCAAACATCGGTAAAGCAATCCTTACAATTCTTCATCGTGGAACAGTCCGTGTTGGTAATCAGAAGGCCGATGAGAAGTTACTAGATCAACTACTCTCTGGTGACAGAGACATGTTAGTTTTAGGAATTCTTAAAGCAACTTTTGGTAAGACCGCTGACATCGGTGGGTACTGCGAAGGCTGTGAAGAGATGAAGACCGTACAGGTTGACCTTGATACAGACATCACAGTCAAGGCTCTGATGGACCCAATGAATGATCGAGTCTTTACCGTACAAGGAAAGAACCGCACATTCACAGTGCAACTTCCTACAGGCATCACACAAAAAGAGATGCTGCAGAACTCTGACAAGACATCGGCAGAACTAACAACGATCATGTTAGAGAACACAGTAATGAAGATCGATGATTCACCAGTACTAAGCAAGATGCAGGTACAGAATTTGGGGCTTGTAGATCGTCGCACTATCAGTGAGGCAATCAATAAGCGTCTATGTGGTCCTCAGTTCGATGTGGTCAAGGTGACATGCCCTGACTGCGAAAGTGAGGTATCTGTTCCCGTTAATTTCGGGACCTTATTTCGCTTCTAGCGTTACTCCATATCCGCATTTACTTGCGGAATGGTCGGTCTTAACTAACGAGTACAGAGGATGGACACTGACAGAGATCAAATCTCTATCAGTGAGAGAACGAGAGAACTGGCTAGAGATAGCCAGCCAAACCAGTAGAAAGGGATAGTCATGGCTAACAAGATGGTTGCTAACATCAAGTCGCTGACTACAGAGACCCGTGGTTTAAACAAAGAGGTTGAGTCCCTTTATAAATCTATTGAAAAGTTAAACGCAATTGCTGGTAAGGCATTTAAAAATGCAAACGGCGCCATAAATTCTTCTGGCGGTTCTATGGGACTGATGCAGGGGTCTACTCGCCCTGGCGTAGGAACAGACAATGCACGGTTTACACAACCGCCTACGCCAACAGGAATGTCTCCTGCTGGCGGAGGAAACTCTATTTCTAAAAGTAAAACAACGTTTGCTCAAGAAGGACCTGAAGATCCAAACATTGCAAAACTTCAAAAGTACGGTGGTATTGCAAAGATGTTTATGGCACTGCCTGCTGGTGCCTATGCTGCAACTCCTGACCTAGGATTGACTATGGGTCGTGCACTTGGTTACTACCAAGCAGGATTAAAATCACCAGGAATTAGTCGTAACCAATTACAGCGTGCAACTTTTAGTGCAATGGGTGGAGGAATCTCTAGCGTTGGTTCTGATGCAATTGTTGCAGCGGGTCTTGCTGGTAGTGGATACACACCAGGAAGTGCAAACTATCAACAGGCTGCAGGCCAAATTGGTGGAGCCTATAAATATTTAGGTATGGATAACGCTGTTGCAACACAGGCTATCGCTGGATTTCAATCAGGACCTATGGGAGCAAACCTATACCAGTATGGAATTAACACACGCACTGCGTCTGGAAAAGAAAAGACTCCAGGACAACTTGCAAAAGAATTAATGAGTGTTATGGGTGGAGGAAAAGCAACTACTCAACAAGTCCGTGAATCATTCCAGCGCGGTGCTCTGGGTGCAAACCTAAAGACAATGGGATTTGATCCTGCACAGCAAGAGATTCTTTACCAAGCAATGATTGACTTATCTGCTGGAAGAAACCCCGATCTTGCAGCAAGAGGAAGTGCACAAGGCACAGATAAAAATTCAAACACCATGCTTACTGCTCAAGGAAGAATGAATGCCTCTCAAACCTCTTTAATGACTAAAGGCGAAGAGTCAATGATCAAGGGATTCGAAAATGCTGCAGATACAGTAGAGGCATTTAATCGTGTTCTTGAAAATACTATTCAACCTCTTGCACAACTCAAAGGTCTTGTAGGAGGAATTGGTGCTACAAACGTAGGTGCTGGAATTGCAGTAACTGCTGCTATGTTTACTAGTGGAGTTGGAAGCATTGTTAGCGCAATTATGAAATTAAAACCTGGTGGTGGTGGACGCACTGGCTTTGGTGGAGGGTTTGGAATTGGCGGATCAACAGGAGGCTCACCAGTTGCAGGGGGAGTAACTGCTGGCTATGGCGATAAAGGAAGTATGTGGTCTGGTACAAACAACTCCCACAAGGGAACAGACTACGCAGTACCAGAGGGTACTCCAGTTATTTCTTGGAAAGACGGAATTGTATCTACCGAAAGTTTAGATGCAGGTTATGGAACAGCAGTCATGCTTGAGCATGCAGACGGTATGCAGAGCATCTACGGCCACCTTAGTTCTAAAGACGTAAAGGCAGGCGACGTTATAAAGGCAGGCCAACGTATTGGTAAGTCTGGATCTACTGGAAATTCCACTGGTCCTCACTTACATTTTGAACTACGTAAAGGAAAAAACAACCCAGTAGATCCTTCAGGGTATACTGGTGCCTCTTCTATTTTGGGTATGCAATACGCAAGCGCAGTTGTAACCCCATCAAGTAGTGAACTACTTGGTACAGGTGCTGCAACAAACTCAATAGGTGCAACAATGTCTATTGACGGTCCTGTTGGTAAAGGAGCCTTAAGCAACTCAGAACTTATTAGTGTTCTCTCTAATGCAGGCTTTAGCGGATCTTCTTTAGAGACAGCCTTCCGTGTAGCCCGTGCTGAGTCAGGCGGTCGTCCTGGAGCATTAAACCCTGATGCAAAAACAGGTGACTACTCACTAGGATTATTCCAAGTCAACATGATTGGTGATTTAGGAAAACGACGTAACGCAAACTACTTAAAAGAATATGCGGGAATTGGATACACAGGTCCAGAAAGTCTTTACGATCCAGCAATCAATGCACGTATTGCTTACGACATCTCTAAGAGTGGTACTAAATGGAGCGACGCCTGGGTTAATACTTCAAAGAAGTTAGGTATTGGTGGTGGAGACTCTGGCTATGGAGCGTCTATGCCAACTCAACTGCAATCAGGTAACAAGACAGTAAACGTCACAATTAAATTTGATCAAGCAACAGACCAAGAAGCACTGCGGTTTGCCAAGAAGGTTAAGGACTACCTTGACCACGATAAAGAGATCTCAATGATAGGTGGTTCATAATGGCAGGCTGGACATGGACAGGCAAAGGATATCCAAGTCCTTCAGAAGTTAGAGCCCCACAAAACGCACGACAAAAACAAATTTCGTATGCCGCAAAAAGGGCAACTATTAATACCTACAAAAAGAAAATTGAAGGTTACGAAAAAGATATAAAGACACAACAAACTATAATTAAAGTACAAGAAGAAAACGTAAAACGTTATTCTGACATTATCAACACATCTACTAATCAGGTAACAATTGATGCTGCCATAACTTCTCGCAATGCTACACGATCTTTAATTACTGAGGCAAACGCAAAAATTATTCGATTAATGAAAGACAAGAATAATGTTCAAAATCAAATTAATGAACTGACAGGTAAAAAACCTGTTGTACCTACTAAGCCTAACAGTACTTCTACAACAACAACCGTAACTGATCAGGGAGGAAATGTTGATTTAGAGTTTTCAGCAGAGTACAAATACAACGCTCCTCTAGTATCTGGAGCATACCTAGGGCAAGGAATCTCTGCAGACTCATTAGGTGCTGCGGTAGACACTAAAGGATTCCCAATTAATGCTCCAGTTTTTTCTGATGCCTATAACGCCTGGCGTGGAGTAAACGGTGGACGTGGAACTATTCAAATGGATAGAAAATACGTAAACGCTATTGGAAAAGCACAAAAAGACGCAACAAAATTTGATCCACAGATGTATGGATTTAAGTTCTTGTATAACCCAACAACAGTCAGTATGGCGTGGGGCGTACAACAGATGATGGACCCTAATTACGAAAGTTCTGGGGAAGATATATTTAATCCAATTTCTGCTGGTTTAATTTCTAGCACAATTGTTTTTGAAGTACTTTTAAATCGTATTGCCGACTTTAATCATTTAAATGCAGACGGTTCACTACGTGGTCAATATCCTTATGGTCAAATTGATGTTCCTGTTCAAGAAAGAAAACAAATATACGATCGTGGAACCATGTACGACCTAGAGTATTTCTTTAAAACAATCAATGGACCTCATGGAACCTTTACCTCTGCCTACAACGGTATGACCGCAGACTCTGGTTGGTTGCGTCCCTCCTCTATGGAACTTCATCTAGGTGCTGGAATGAGATACAGAATCCGTATCAATGAAGTCTCAATCAACCACGCAATTTTTAATAACCGTATGGTTCCTATCTTGTCAACAGTTCGATTTGTGTGTGGTCGTTACAACGATGGTCCTGGTACTCCCTTACTACAACCAGCCTTTGTTAACACAAATACTTTAGAGGGAATCCGAGCAGCAAGTGGGGGGTTTAATCAACCATGATCTACCTAGATAGCAGATATGCTGACGGCCCTCTATTTAAGGCTTACGACTCACGTACTGACACGTACGAGTTAACTGTGTTGCGTTCATTCCCAAGTTACAAGGTCACTTACTTCTCTTACACCTGGGTTGAAACAGACCGTCTAGATAGAATTGCTTTGCGATTCTTAGGGGCGTCAACTTTGTGGTGGCAGATTATGGATATTAATCCTGAAGTTATTGACCCCTTGACTATTATTCCAGGAACCGTGTTAAGGATACCTAATGAATAAAACAACACAGAATCGTTTAGGAACCTCATTCACCGTCTCTTATCCAGACTTCCCAAGTTTTACAGTTACACCAAAAAGTTTTACATTAATACAAGAGGCTGGAAAGCAAGATGTACTAGAGATAATTTACTTACGAGATAGCAGTGTCTTTTACAAAGGGTTAAAGACAGGAGCAACTGTCAAAGTAAAATGGAAAACTTCCAACAGTGTTGTCGGTGAGTTCTTTGGGTACATAGTTGATTACACACCCATTACCCAACAAACTCTTCGTCGCCCCGTCACTATACGAGCAATCGGTGCCTCTCTTCCATTAAAAGAAGGAGGAAATAAGATCTGGAAGAACAAAACTGCTCCAGATATTGTTACTGAGATTGCTAACAAGTTTAAATTAAAACCAGTAGTGACTCCTCATCCAATGATCTTTAGCCAGCAGTCAATGTTGAACCACACTTACTGGGAAAAGATTCAAGAACTAGCAAGACGTATTGGGTACGTCGCACAGGTGAGTGGCACAGAACTGCACTTTCACCCTATAGATAAGATGATTGATAAGTTTATAACAACTATTCCAGTGCTATCTTTCTTTGACCCTGTTGGAAATATCTGGAATGAGTTAAATTCCCAGACACTAGATATGTTTAAACCAAAAGTTGGAGACTACATTGATAAATCGTCTTACTCTAAAAAAGAAAAAGTTGTTCACGGCGTTGATCCTGTAACAGGAAAATTTTATTCCTCCTCAAAGTCTCCTACAACTGTAGGTAAGAACCTTAGAACTTCAAACTTAGATCCATTGTTCTTGGAAGCATTGCCAGGGGCAATTACTGGAAACGCACAGATGGCAGACACCATTGCTCAAGCCCATGCTCAACTCTCCAGATTTTCAATTACTGCAGATGCAGCAAGTCAAGGTGATCCACGAATTGCTCCATACAGAACTGTGGAAATAAATGGAACTGGGTCAACCACTGATGGTAATTGGATTGTTAAAAAAACAGTTCATCAGTGCTACTACGATGGACGCTACGAAGTTGAATTTACTTGTATGACAGACGGTACGGGAAGGAATAAGTCTTCTGCGTTTCGTCCAGAAACTGCATCTGTTATACCTACCCGAAACATCAAACAAGAGTTAAGTACAGGAACCACCAGTAGACCAACAGTCACTACACTTCGTGCTCCTCAGATGTTAGTCAACAAATCTAATGTGGGATTTAAAGTTACACCAAGTAGATGGGTGGGTAAGTAATGGCTGAAGTAGCAATCTCTCTTCCCTTTAGAGTCGATCCCTACGGAAAGATTGCTGTGTCTACTGACCAGCAAAAAATATATGCAGACCGTGTTAGGTCTGTACTTGGGACTGCATTAAAGGAACGTGTAATGCAGCCTCTGTTTGGTACAGAGATTCCCTACTCTGTGTTTAGTACACAAGAAGATGCCTCTATCTTGATTGAACGTGAGACTCAAGCAGCCTTTGAAACTCAGTTACCTCTTCTGAGTCTGCAGTCTGTCACCACGACTTTTGATGAATTTACTGGCATAATCAGTGTCAGCACGGTGTATGACCTCCCAAATAACACTCAAGTCGAGACAGTTATTGGTATTGCTTACATTCAAGGAACTAACCCGATCTACCAGGAGACGCTATGAGTGACGTAACCCCCGTTTCAAATATCCCAATTTCAGTTGATTACACAAGCAAGGATTACTACGTACTTCGTGATGAGTTAATTGCTCGTGTTCAAGACCGTATTCCTGAATGGACAGCCTCTGATCCCTCTGATTTTGGTGTAGCCCTTGTTGAAGCGTTTGCTTACATGGGAGATTTAATTTCTTACTATATTGATCGAAACGCCAATGAGTCACTTATAACCACAGCAACTCAACGAGACAGCATCATCAACATCGCACAGACTTATGGTTATATTCCAGCAGGATACCGTCAAGCATTTACTTTGTTAACTGTATCTAATACCTCTGCATCGGCTGTGTCTATTCCAGCAGGAACAGTTGTTTCTGGAGAAGTTATCTCTGGAGACGTTGTTAACACCGTCTACTTTACAACCGTCTCTGATGCAACGGTAGATCCTCAAGTTGCTTCAACACCAGGAACTGAAGACATATCAGCGTTAGAAGGTCGCTACGTAACAGTTGTCTCTGACAACGCAAACACTTACGGAGAGTTAATTGGTACCTCCACTGGTCTTCCTAATATGTCTTTTGAACTAGGTGAGACTCCGTCTGTAGATGGAACAACAGAACTCTACGTTCAAGATGGTGACGTCTACTCTAAGTGGACACAAGTTCAACACCTTCTAGATAATGGGCCTACTGATTTGGTATATCAAGTGAATACAGATGCTAACAACAGTGTCTATATTACTTTTGGAGATGGTGTTTCAGGCGTTATTCCAACAATACATTCAGAGATCCGTGCTAACTACATGGTTGGTGGTGGGTTAATTGGGAACGTTCCAAGCGATACCTTAGTAGATATTGTTTACGTTCCTGGACTATCAACTAACCAAACTACGGCTCTACAATCCATTGTTACTGTAACAAATGCAGACCCCGCCATCGGTGGATCAGATCCTGAAACTACAAATCAAATCCGTGTCTCTGCTCCTGCATCTTTAAGAGCAGCAAATCGTGCTGTAACACTTCAAGATTATGCAGATCTATCTATTTCTGTTAGTGGTGTTGGTAAAGCAAACGCTTCTGCAGAAACTTGGACTTCTGTGACTGTTTATATTGCACCAAGTAGAAGCAGTATTGATTCAGATTTAGCGCCTGGATTAGATGATGTAGGAGATCCAACTCTTGAATACGATCGTTTAAAAGCAGATATTGAAACTTACTTAGAAGACAAAATATTGCTTGGAACAACCATAACAATCCAGCCGCCTACTTATGTGGATCTCATTATAACTTTGCAGTATGCAAAACTAGATCAATACACAACAGCAGAAGTTGAAACTGCTGTAAAGCAGGCTCTACTAACCTCCTTTGGGTACAACGGAATGAACTTCCAAGACACCATCTATCCTCAAGATATTGAATTTGCGTTAAATCAAGTTCCTGGAGTAAAAACAATAAAGGTGACAGTTTTTCATATCGAAGGAGACACAGGACTTAAGACAGTTGTTGGAGCAGCGGATGAAATCTTCCGATTCCAAGAAAGTAATATAAGTATTGGAACTATCTAATGGATTCAATTAAACGCTTATACGGCGTATACCGTGGTGTTGTACAAGACAACAGCGACCCACAAACACAACGTCGACTAAAGGTACAGGTTCAGACTACAGGTATTGAGGTTACTGACTGGGCTTGGCCTATGGAGCCATCCAGCATCCATACTGAAGTTCCAGTGGTTGGACAGGGTGTGTGGATTACCTATGTTGGTGGTGATCCTGAATACCCTGTGTGGGCAGGAGCCTTTGGTAAAAACCAAGGTCCTAATCAACAGATTTTTATCAAGCCACTGGATAACACTGTCTCTTTGACGGGATTGACTCCATACTTGCAAACAACTCAAAAAACAGACGGCACTACCGAGGTAGATTTAACAGACACCATAATGCTCATGGCAAATAAATTAAAGGCATATGAGACACGAATTGCTTCTTTAGAGTCTCAACTGGTTACTATTAAAAATACTTTGGCTACTAGAACTACCACATCACATACCCACGGTAGCAACGGGTAAGTAGTTCAGGCAGTAAATAAGTAGTAAAACCGAGAAAATAGACCGACAAGTCTGGAAGGAAGTACAGCGTGACAGCATCATATCCCGCAGCGGTTAAGTCCTTTGTAACAAAGGTTGACTTTGCTGACACAATCCTGGCCGAACACGTCAACAGTCTTCAAGAAGAAGTCAACTCTCTTCAAGCAAACCTCGGAACTCTCATCAAGACTGGTTCTGGTTGGGTTGGAAATTTTGACCAGGTCACCACAGCCTGGGATTCTCTAAAGGATCGTCTTGCTAACATTGAATATGGACTTGCTGATGTATGGAATGCCGTCCCTGTAGGTGGATCTACTGGACAAGTTCTCACTAAAACTTCTGGAACTGATTACGCCACACAATGGTCAACCATTAATGCCCTTCCTTCACAATCAGGCAATAGTGGACGTTACTTAACAACAAACGGCACAAGTGCTTCATGGGCAATTGTTGCAACAGGAGCAGACGCATTTAGTCAGTTCTTACTTGCTGGCTGTTAGGATTAGACCGTGGCAAAATACGGTAACGTTGTTTATGGTGGTGCTAAGTACGGCGTAACCCCAAAGTTGGCTTACTCAGTTGAGCCTATGGCTATTACTGTCTTAGATTTTATAAAGATTCAAGTAGAATGGCAATCTCCAACAGGTGATTTTACAAAGATTAAACTTGTAAGAAATCAATTTGGATTCCCTGAAAACTCTGAAGATGGCCTCACTATATGGGAAGAGTCTGCTACAGAAGGAACAGTCAGTAGATCTTATTTTGTAGATGGAGAAGATAACCCAGATCAAACACCGATTGTAAATGGGCGTCAGGTTTACTACACAATGTTTTTATTTACAGATGCAAAGATTTGGGTTAATGCTGGACAAATTACAGACTTGATGCCGTTAAACCACGGTGTTCATAGAAAAATTATGGATATTATTCCTAAAGTATTTACAAGTGAGATCCAGAGCCCTCTTGGAGTTACGGATGAGACTTCTGCTCTCTATAACTTTATGGGAGGAATCGCTTTTACTCACGAACAATTCCTTTCTCAACTAGATATATTAAGACCACAGCATTCTTCAGAGGGAATAGCCTTTTCAACTTTAGAGCAAAACTCTTTCAGTGTTGGACTTGTTCCAGAACCAGCACTACCAGTTAAGAATCAAAAAAGACTTATTCGTGAAGCGTTGTATATGTACTCTCACAAAGGAATGAAGAGCGGTATAGATGCTTACGCAGAGTCCCTTACAGGATTTGCACCAACAACAACTTTGTCAACTAACTTACTTCTATCGGTACAAGATTCAACTTTTTATAACTCTATTGGTAATTGGACAAAAACAAATGCAGTCCTAACATCTAGTACTGAGCAAGTTCCAGCAACTGGAACCAACGTCATTGATAACGTCTACACAGGTAAACTTGTTGCTGCTTCTTCTGGCGCTATGCAACTAGGTAATACCGCACCAATAACACGTGGGGTACCAGTACTTCCAAGCACCGAGTACACAGTATCGTGCAAACTTAAGTCACCTTCTAGCGCTGGAAACATCACTCTTTCTGTAAAGTTTTATGACAAGAACGCTACCATCACAGGCACTACACAATCAGCAACAGCAGTGGCTGCAAACAACACTTGGAAGAGCGCCTCAAAAACCTTTACAACTCCAGCAGATGCATCCTATGTAAGTATTCAAATTGCTTACAGTGCAGCAGGTACATACTACTTAGATCAAGTATGCCTTCAACTTGGAGCCGCTGTTGCCTATGACGAAGCAAGAGCAATTTCTGTATTCCTTGACTCTTCAAAAATAAACTACATTAAGAATCCATCATTTGAAGTAAACGCTTCTACCTGGACAGCCACTGGTGCCACCTTTACTCAAAACGCTGCAGTTCCAACTGACGGTTACTCAGGTACTTACAGTGGACAGTTTGTTGTGGCTACCACAGGAAACATCAAGACTAATTACAACATCCCAGTAACTGCAGGTAAGTACTACACCCTATCGTTCTACGTCTCGTCAAGTAACTCAGTCAAAGTTACTGGAACTATAGAGTTTTTTGATGCAAGCAATAACTTACTAGAAGATTTTGCGTCCGAGTTCACTATTAATAGTTCTTTTAGTCGAGTAAGTCTGACTGCACTAACTGACTCAGGATCAGAGGTGTCGTATGCAAAGGTTAAGATTTCCTTTACTCGCGCTGGTACTTACCGTTTAGATCTTGTGCAGTTTGAGAAGTCACAGACTGCGACAGAGTACTTTGATGGCTCTCTTCCCTCTGACTATGGCGCTGTCTGGGAAGGCACAGATCACGCCTCCTACACCCACATGTACCCTAACAAGCCATTAAAGATCCCTAGGTTAGGTAAGACGCTCAATGACTGGGTTGTCCCTAACACCTTCTGGAGATTGTCTACCTATGATGGGGTGGAATATACCAATCTGACGGTGTAGGCTCCAGGTCATGATTGACCTACTTATCACCATTGTCATTGCTGGAGTTGCAGTTACCTACGTCATAGAGTTATTAGAACTAATTACTACAGGACTGTTTGGTGTTCCTCTTCTCAATAAATTCTTAACACTCCCATTAAGTTTTGGCGCTTTAATATCCCAAAACTCTTTAGACATGCAGTTCATAATTGCAGTCCCTGCTATTGCTACAGTTGCATTATTACTCAGTAAGTACTTAAATAAACCAAGGGTTGTACAACAACGACTACCACGACTATAGGGGCACACTATGAAACGAGTTATCCTTTTAACCTTTGACCCAAGTGCTGATGTGTACTACCCACTTGTAGAATTACTCGGCAAAGAAGATGTGAGTGAAGTTCTTATTCCAGTAATCACTAGAGGAATATTTACAGAGACTGCAATCAATGCCGTTAAAGAGCAGGGTATAGATTTCAAGATCTACCTAGATGTAGAGACCACCATGGATGGGATAGAGGAAGAAGCAGAGCAGATAACCATCTGCAATAATCCGATCAAAGAGTTACTCAATCTGATTACTCCAGATGACATCCTTGCCATGGCATGGGATGACTCAGATGAGGCTCACATGACCCTGCACTCCCTGGAAGATTTTGGCCTTGAGATGTGGAACATCAAGGGCACCCTCAATCCAATCGAAATGGATTTTACAGAGGACACCACAGAAGAACTCTTTGACGCCATGCAGGAGAGCCTCGTTGGTTTCATCGATGTCTTTGCTGCCTACATAGCCTCTTCGGTCTTGGACACTCTGATGGAGACCATCACGGCACGGCTGGAGCAGGAGTTTGACTCTAAGGACATCAACCCCTTCAAGGACAATGACGACCTGTGAGAATCCCACATGAGGCGTATACCGCCAACCTAACCGATTATCAGTTCCGACTGCTGGCCACCATGTGCCATCTAGCGGGCTCTGAAGGCCGTCTGAAGGCCTCAGCAGCCCAACTTGGTATAGAGACTGGCAACGTCCATGAGAAGACGGTCCGTAGAGGCCTCATAGCCCTGGAAGAGGCTGGCTTCCTCAAGCGAACTCGGACCAAGAGAGCCAACGGATATCGTGGTATAGACTTACTGGACATCACAAGCCCAAGCGGGACGCTAGAGTCCTCAAGCCTAGGGGACGCAAATGTCCACACCTCACATGACTATAAGTTACGTAGCCATATTACTAATAAGTCATTAGTACCTAATAGCAAAGATAGTAATCAATTAAAAGATATTAGAAACACCGAAGGTGTTTCAATGAAAGAGATACGAGTACCTATGAGAAAATGGGAAGATGATTCAGACAATCTTGCAGGCTTCGGCCTTGTTGAGGAGCGGGATGCTGTTCAGCCGAAGATCCGCAAGTCAGACCCAAAGACCAGAGGCAAGCGACCTGAGCATGAATGGACTCCCATGGACGTCGCTGCTGAATTCTCATATCGAGTTGGTAAACGCTACCCGCTCCTACCAGGCACCGTTAACGTCCGACAGTTATCAGGAGCCCTCAGCAAGTTTCGCAAGCAGTACCAAACCACAGCCCTAGTCGAACTGGAACTGCTCAAACTGTTTATGGCAGATGAGCGCAACTTCCATAGCATTGGCGATGAAGCCCCGCATCTCTACAAGGTGTACCTAGCATCCTTTGGTAAGAAGATGAATCAGGCCCGTGAAAATTTGGGACTAAACAAAGTAAATGCTAAGGTCGATACATCTGTTAAGGTCTCCACCCTAACCGCCAGTGATGGCAAGGTCTTCCAGAACTCACTCTCTGGTCGTGCACAGTTAGAGCGTTACGAAAAAAGATTAGGAGCAACTAAATGATTTTAGATACAGGAACAATGCTTGCAATAATTATTGCACTTGCTGGTTCAATAACTGTAATGGGTTTGTTTTGGAAAGAGAACATGTTTTTACAAAAGCAAATAAGAAAACTACTGAAGGAGAAAAACAATGGCTAAGAAGGTTGAAGCAACATTTGTAGCAACGATCACACTCAACACTGAGAAGGCTGGCGGATGGCTTGCTATCGTCAGTGCACAACGTCCTGCTGGAGAGTCTGTTAACTCTATGCAACCTGCAGAAGGCATCAGCGAATACACAGCATGGAAGAACGCATCTGCTGCAAAGCGTTGGGTCAAGGAGCAGGTCCTTAAGCACACACCTCGCAAGTCAGTAAAGATGGTTGCAACTGGAGCACTTGATGCAAAAGGCAAGCCAACAGCCTTTACTGGCTCGTTAACCTTCAAGGTTGACAACGCATTCACATTCACTAAGTAGTAACCCTGAGGGGGGATCATGTACGACATCAACACGCTATCTGCGATTAAGAAGCACTGGCTACTTCGTACCTCAAATATCCCACGTCGATTTTTAGGTCTTGAACCACAAGACATAATCGACAGGGCTGGAGAGTTTCCTAGCGAGGTTGCGACGTGGATCGATGATGCGGTTGGTGGTCATGTCGTTAAGCAGATTGGCAACATCGGTATCAACGGTGTTGGCCTGCTCTTTGATGGCGGTCCAGGAATTGGAAAGACAACTCACGCAGTAGTTGCTGCCATGGAGTTTGTTCGCAGACTTCCTGACAACGATGCAGAGGCCGCAAAGATTCTTGGATTGACTATCTCAGACTATGGATTACGAACTCGTCCAATTTACTACATGACATACCCAGAGTTCTTATCACGTAAAAAGTCCACCTTCGATGCGGATCACGATGATAAGCGCAATATGATCTATGAACTTGATGGCTTTCACGGACGCTCGAAGTTGGACTTCCTTAATGTTCGCATACTTGTGATCGATGATCTTGGTAAAGAGTATGGAAGTAAGTATGACGACAGTTCATTTGATGAGATTCTTAGATTAAGATACGACAAGTCCCTACCGACAATTGTAACTACAAATGTTAGACTGGAAGATTGGGAAGCGGAGTACAAAGAAGCCATGGCAAGTTTCGCCCACGAAGCATTTATCCGAGTCCCTATCATTGGTTCTGACCTAAGAGCAGCCCAATGAGAGGTATGAGTATGGAATCGCATTGGCGAACCGTTCAAGTCTTTATCTCTGCTCAGGCTGCTGGCATCTTTGAAGTTGAAGTCGATACTGAATCAAAGAGAACACGATGCAACTGCCCTGTGTGGCGTAAGACAGCCTCATGCAAGCACGCATTATTTGTTCAAAACAAAATGCGTTTTAACAAAGGTCACTACTCAATACTTGTTCCTTCAGAAGTATCTGAGGACCTAGCAGTAGAGGCAAGCGATGACCCAAAGAAGTTTCGTGACTTTGTGGTCAAGTACGCTAAAGTAGAGGTCATATGAAAGGCGGGGACATCTCAAATGTCTCCTCCCTACAGGTTGTGTGCCTTACCGATGTAGTAATTGCATTGGTTGAAGAGGAAACTAGAAGACTTCTGTCAAAGAAACTTGAATACAAGATCGGTAACATCGATCTCCAGAACGCTAACAAGTTATGGAAACTTGCAAACAACTACGGAGTATCACTTGAGTTGGCTGGCTATCAAGATCACGGTTGGACTGAAGAGTTACTTGAGAAGGCGTTTGACAAGTTAGAAAAGCGTGTGGTCAATCCATTTAACTACTGGCAACTCTACGAGAACCCAGACGAGTTAGTTGCTGGTATCCCATACCGTGCTAATCTACGGGGCGTTATAGATGTCCCAGGACGAGTTGCACGATATGGATCAGCAGGAGTACAAATAGACAATATGTAAGAGGGGACACTAAATGGCATCTGACAATGAGCATCGCTTAGTCAGCAAGGTCATTCGAGATCGAGACATTATTCCAGCGCTACAACGTGGCGTAACTAATGCGTGGTTCTTAGATGATGACAACAAGAGAGTCTGGGATTTTGTCCGTAAACACTACGGCGAGTACAGCGAAGTACCTACCGCTGTAACAGTAAAAGATCACTATCCAAATTACAAAGTCTTAGATGTACAAGACAACATTGAGTACTTGCTTGACACCATAGTTGATTTCCGTCGTCGACTCCTTACTCGTCAAGGTCTTGAGAATGCAATTGAACAACTACAGGACAACAATCATGATGCTGCTCTGCTTGCTATGGAAGCAACAATCACCAAGGTTAATGAGCAAGGTGTTCTGGGAACCCACGAGATCGATCTTACAAAAAACACAGAGGAACGCTACAAGGAGTATCAGTCTCTACAGAACTCAACCTTCTTAGGTATACCTACAGGGTTTGCAAAGATTGATGAAGCAACGGCAGGTCTACAATCTGGTCAGTTGATTACAATTATTGCTCCACCAAAAACTGGTAAATCACAGATTGCATTACAGATGGCGATCAATGTGCACAGAGGTGGAAAAATTCCTATGTTCCAATCTTTTGAGATGAACAACCACGAACAACAGCAACGTCACGATGCGATGCGTTCACACATCTCACACGGACGTCTGCGTCGTGGAAAGTTGTTACCAGCAGAAGAGGCCCGCTACATAGACACACTCAACGAGATGGAGAAAGAACACTCTTTCCATTTAGTAGATGCTGTCAACGGAATTACAGTCTCATCACTTGCTGCAAAGATTGAACAGACAAAGCCAGACATAGTATTTGTAGACGGTGTGTACTTGATGCTTGATGAAGTAAGTGGCGAGATGAATACCCCACAAGCAATCACTAACATCACTCGTGGATTGAAACGTCTAGCCCAAAGAATTCAAAAGCCAGTAATCATTACTACACAGACTCTGTTGTGGAAGATGCGTGCTGGAAAAGTTACTGCCGACTCAATTGGTTATTCATCTTCATTCTTCCAGGACTCAGATGTAATCCTTGGTCTTGAGCCAGTAGAGGAAGATGAAGAGATTCGTTTACTAAAGATTGTTGCATCTCGTAACTGTGGACCTAGTGAGACAGCGCTCACATGGCGCTGGGAAACTGGCTGCTTCCACGATGAAGACGAGATGTTGAAGTGTGTTTACTGTTCGAATTGGAACCGCATGTGATTGATGTAGAGCGTGTTCTTCTTTCCTTAGACCTCCCACTGTATGCACAGCGTGGTATTGAGGTTAATGGTTTGTGCCCTATGCATAAGAAGCGCACAGGAAAAGAAGATCACAATCCTTCTTGGTGGATTAACTCCGAGACTGGCGCACACATCTGTTTCTCTTGCGGATACAAAGGGAACATCTACACACTCGTTGCAGACATCAAGGGCATTGATTACCACGAGGCCCGTGAGTACGCAAACGACAAAGAGGATATGCCGATTGATGCATTGATGAGACGCATCAAGGAGTTACCAGAGTACATTCAAGCCGAAGCACATCCAATTGGAATGTCAGAGGCTCGTTTGGCTGTATATGTTGCTCCGCCAAAAATTGAGTTAAGAAAAAGATTCTTGACAGTAGCCGCTGTAGAGACTTGCGGCGTGTTGTGGGATGAGAAGAACACTGCATGGATACTCCCTATCAGAGACCCCGATGATTTCTCATTGTGGGGGTGGCAAGAGAAGGGTGCTCGTGGTCGTTTCTTTCGTAATCAACCTCAAGGTGTTAAGAAATCAAAGACAGTTTTCAATGTACAGATACTGAAAGAGGATGCACCACTTATCGTTGTTGAGTCTCCACTCGATGCGGTCAGATTAGTTGGACTTGGTTACAGTGCAATCTCTACATACGGAGCGATGCCTAGTGTTGAGCAGGTAAAGATTATGCGCCGTGCTACAAGAGTTATTGCAGCATTTGATAACGATGGCGCTGGACAAAAAGCCTCAGAAGAAATGCGTGGTCATGCTCGCAAGTATGGGATTGAATTGTCTTACTTTAATTACACAGGAATCGATGTAAAGGATGTTGGTGACATGATTGAGAGTGACATACACAAGAGCATCGAGACAGCACGAGATATGATCTATGGCAAGGAGGCGTATCTATGATGGACTTGCGAGATAAAGATCGCCCCCTACATGTTTGCATCTGCGGATCAATGCTATGGAAAGTACTAGCAATTTTTGAGGACGGAGAAATTTCTCTGTACATGCTAGATATGGAATGCGCCTTATGCGGGTCTCTAGCAACTGCACCAACTGCGATAGATAATCAATGACCTTTACAGGAACACTCAAGCCCTATCAAGTAGAGGCTGTAGACCGTATGGTGGAACGCAAGAAGATGCTCGTTGCCTATGAGATGGGATTGGGTAAGACCTGCATGACTATTGCCTCCGTGGAGGAGTTAAAAGACAACGATGTAATTACAAAGCCAGTATTAGTAATTGCCCTATCAAGTTTAAAGTACCAGTGGCAGAAAGAGATACAGAAGTTTTCTGACTCCTCTACCACGGTGATCGATGGCTCTAAGGCAGTCCGTACAAAACGCTGGGAAGAACGTACCGACTACGTCATCTGCAACTATGAGACTGTAGTAGGAGATTGGGATTTGATCAAAGATCAAGACTGGGGAGCCATAGTCTGTGACGAAGCCACAGCAATCAAGGGCTTTAAATCAAAGAGGTCTAAGGCTGTTAAGAAACTATCTGCCAGTGTACCAATTAGGTTTGCATTAACAGGAACACCTATTGAAAACGGTAGACCTGAAGAGGTATACAGCATCATGCAGTTTGTAGACTCAACTCTTTTAGGTAGATTTGATTTGTTTGATCAGACATTTATTGTTCGCAATCACTTTGGCGGTGTTCAACGCTATCGCAACCTGCAGTTGTTCCACGATAAAATGAAGAGTTCTTCCGTTCGAAAGGTTCAGACAGATGCAGACGTTGCTCCATATCTTCCAGACACTATTCATCGTGACCCTATGTTTATTGCCTTTGATAAGAAGACTTCCTATCTTTACAACTTCATCGCAGACGAGTTAAGCAACGAACTCTTTGAAGCACAGCAGTTGCTAGGCGCTAACTTCTCGCTGATGGCTCACTACGGACACGACAGTAAGCCAGGAAGTCCTGTAGATCAATTGCGTGGATCGATCATGTCAAAGATTACTGCTCTTCGTATGTTGTGTGACGACCCCAACCTCTTACACAAGAGCGCAGATAAGTTTGATAAGCATCTTGGAGAAGGTAGTGCTTACGTCAACAGTTTAAAAACAAGAGACTTATTAGAAGGAGTTACTAAGACCCCCAAGTTAGATGCATTAAAGGCGTATGTAAATGATCACTTAGACACCGATCCAGAAGCAAAGGTAGTTGTCTTTACTTCCTGGGTAGGAATGTTAGAGAGCATTCAAGAGGCAGTGGGTGGAACCCTTTACACGGGCTACATGAATGCTAAGGAGAAGGAAACAAGTAAGACCAAGTTCCTAACTGATCCAGAGTGTCGTGTGTTCATCTCATCCGATGCTGGTGGGTATGGTGTAGACCTGCCTATCGCTAATCTGCTGGTTAACTATGACCTTCCTTGGAGTGCAGGTCTGGCTGTCCAACGAAATGGTCGGATCAAAAGAGCCTCTAGCCGATGGCCTAGTATCACTATTCAAGATATGTTGATTGCCGATTCGATAGAAGAAAGACAACATGATATGCTCCAGCAAAAGAACGCTGTAGCAGATGCTGTTATTGATGGTCAGGGTATTAACGCCAAGGGTGGCGTCGACCTCACCGTTGGAAGTCTGATAGGGTTCTTACAGAAAGCAAGACCATAGGGGGAAACATGGCGAGAGTAAAAGCAGCAGAATCACGAGAAGAAGATCCGCTCATTAAAGATGCAAGAGAATATTCTTTTTTAAAACAACAACTTGATTTCCTTGAGAAACAACAAAAGGAAGTTCGTGAACGTCTATTTGCTCAACTAGATGAGATAGGTGAAGTAGACGACAAAGGTAACATCATCATTGAATTACCTGAAGAGGTAAATGGGTTTGGTGCTCTAGTAAAACAGCGTCGTGTATCCCGCAAGATTGATGAACTTATTGCAGATGAAGTCATTACTGAAAAAGGAATGGAAGATCAACTGTACAAAACAATCCGTGTTGTAGATGAGGATGCGTTGATGGCTGCTCTTTACAATGACGAACTAACAGAGGCAGAGATTGATCTTATGTACCCACAAAAAATTGTGTGGGCGTTAGTAATGAATAAGAGATAGCACATGGCAGGACTACGTGGACAAGACGAGATTGATGCAGCATTTGCTGACCTTGAATATATCCCTGGTTCTAAGAAGAAACGCCGTGATTTAGATCCAAAAGTTTCTCGTCGTAAAAGCGGTGAGAGTAATGGCTGGGATGCAAATCCAGTTGTTAAAACATTAGGTGGAGTAGAGACAGAGGTATTTACAATCGGTGCATTAGCACTTGCATTAGAAAAGACCATTGTTACTATCCGCTTATGGGAACGCAAGGGATACATTCCTCGTGCTCCATACCGCCTTCGGTCTAAAACACTTAAGGGTGAAAAGACTGGTGGCAACCGAGTTTATACTCGTGCATTAATAGAATCTTCGATTGAGGAATTTAATCGAAGAGGATTGATTGGTTCTGCTCGTGTAGAGTGGAGCCAACATGAAGACCTTACAGAGGCTTTAGTAAAGCGCTGGAAGGACATTACATCCACCGAGAGCCATTAGGCCTCATTACCAGAAAGAAACACATGCCAATTACAAAGCCGCAGGTAGACGCGGATGCATACCTCGATGAGGATAGCGAAACCGCAGTTCCTAAAGTAGGAACAACCGTACAAGAAGGATGGGATGCAATTGATGCTCTCGTCTCAAAGACAGATGGAGATTTTCCAACTGACTTCCGTTTCTCCGAAGAACCACAACTTGTAAAGTTCCTCGAAGATCGTCCATTTGCTTCATACGAACAACACTGGATTGAACGCCCTAAGGGTAAGAAGTCCTTTGTTTGCTTGGGAGATAACTGCCCACTATGCGATGTACTAGGTGATAAGCCTCGTGGAAAGTTCGCATTCAATGTCCTTGTTCTTAGTGGTGAGACACAGGGCGTTCAAATCCTTACAGCGCCACCATCACTTGCTCGCCAGATTAAGAAGGCGCACGATGATGAGCGCAAGGGACCTCTTGATAAAGAGTTCTGGGAAATTTCTCGGTTAGGTATGGGACCAACGACACAATATACCCTCAATTTTGTGCGTGGCCGTGATCTAGCAGAGGAATGGAAGTTAAGCAGTGACGCTGTTGCAGAGACTGTAGCAGCGGCTGTTCCGTTCACAGCAGAAGTAATTAGAGAGACCCCTCGCTCCGAAATGCTTGAGGTTGCTCGCTCTGTAGCGTAACTGTACTTCCAAGAGAAGGGGCCTGTTTACTTTCCGTTTCCAGGCCTCTTCTCATTACAAAGATTGAGGGATCATGAACATCATTACAACCAAAGAACAGTTAAAAGATCTTGTTGAGTTTTACTCCAAGGTAGATGCATTTGCATTTGACGTTGAAACAGTTGGTGAAAATAGAATCCAACCTGTAGTCAACGATGTCATGTGGATATCACTAGCGACAGAAGGTCGCACTGATGTAATCCCTATGGGACACCCTAATGGTGAGTTCCTTCATTGGGATAAAGAGTTATTGTTAAGTGGTCAACGCAAACTTGCTGCAGGTAAAGAGTTAAAGGATGCAGACTACTCAAAGAACGAAGCAAAGTGGGTTCCAGTCTTTGATGCACCACCAGTTCAACTGCTTCCTGGAGATGTATTCAAAGCGTTAAAGCCTTTATTTTTTAGCGATCAATTAAAGATTGGTCACAACGTTAAGTTTGATTTGAAATCAATTGCTAAGTATTACCGTGGAGAAGTTCCTAAGAAACCATTCTTTGACACGATGATGGCTTCCTTCATTATTGATAACAGAAACAAGAACATGTTAGGACTTGCTGCCTGTGCAGAACGAACACTCAAGATCAAAGTTGAAAAAGGTATTGGAGCAATGGTTGAGGTTCACTCCTTCAGCGATGTTGCTCACTACTCTGGGTTTGATTCAGAGGTAACGTGGAAGTTGTACAAGGCTTTAGAGCCAAGGTTAGAGGGAAGTTTGAAGCGTGTATGGGCACTAGAGATGGATGTAGTTGCAGCCCTTTGTGATATGGAACTTTCAGGAGCCAACATCGATGTAAAAGAACTAACACTATTAAAGGAACGTCTTGAGAAGGACATTGACCTTGCACGAGCAAAGGCATGGAAGTTAACAGGTAAACCATTCTCTATGAACTCAGTGAAAGAAAAACAGGAGTTGTTGTTTTCACCTAAGGAAAAAGGTGGAAGAGGCATTCGTCCTAACCTTCGTATTCGTATTGCTCTAACTACAAAGGGACAAGAGGTTGCTGCAAGTAACCCAGAAGCATTGACAATTCGTCACTACTCAGTGTCTTCCGATGCGTTGGAGTTCTACCGCAAAAAAGATGAACTAGTAGATGCAATCCTTGAGTATCAAGATCTAAACAAGTTGATGACAACTTATGTAATGCCTTATCTAGGTGGAGAGATTACTCGTACCACTATGGGTAAAGAGAAGATCGTTGACAAGAAGAGTCTAATGATTAACGGCAAGGTACATACAAACTTTAAAGCACACGGTGCAGAGACAGGGCGTTTCTCCAGTAGTGATCCAAACCTACAGAACATTCCTAGTAGCGGAGAGTACGGAAAACTTATTCGTAACTTGTTTATTGCACCACCTGGGTACAAGTTAGTTGTTGCAGATTACTCACAGATTGAACCACGCATCATTGCAGCCTTCTCAGGTGATCCGATTATGGTAGAGAACTACAGGGCTGGTGGAGATATCTACACCACTATTGGTGACACCATGAAGGTAGATCGTAAGGCTGGAAAGGTATTGGTTTTATCAATTGCTTACGGCGTTGGCCCAGAGAAGATTGCACAGAGCATTGGTTGTTCTGTTACAGATGCTAAAGATTTGTTGGCTCGTTTTGAGGCACAATTTAACGACATCTCTAAGTACAAAGCAAAAGTAATTCGACAGGCAACGGGGAAGGCCCCTATACCATATGTGGAAACCATTTTTGGCCGTCGTCGTTACATCCCAGAGTTAAAGAGTCAAGACAGAGGGCTAAAGTCACGAGCAGATCGTCAAGCATTTAATACAGTAATTCAAGGATCTGCTGCAGATTTAATGAAATTAGCGATTGTTAGAGCACATTCTTGTTTTACTGATGAGCCAGATGTGAATGTCGTGTTGACTATCCACGATGAATTAGTTACCGTTGCTCGTGAAGATCTAGCAGAAGAGACAGCCGAAGCAATTCGTGTGTCGATGGAAGGTATTCACCTACCAGAGATTACAGTTCCTCTTATTGCAGATGTAAAAATAGTTAACAAGTGGGGAGAAGCAAAGTGAGTAATGCAGACTGGTGGGCAAAACAACTAGGTGCACAGCCACAGGCGCCACAACAACAGGTTCCTGTTGCGGCACCTCGTCAAGTTAATAACCCAATGCCACCCTCGCAACAACCCATGACACAGTTTCAACAACCACAACAGACAGCATCACGAGCACAGAGCGCATCACAAACTGCATCATGCCCAGAGTGTGGTGGAACAAACTACATGTCTGTACAGAAGGCTGCAGCACGTTGCTACGACTGTGGTTATCCCATCAGTCAATCAGGAAGTCGTTATGGATCATTGACTGGTGCAAAAGTTGAAGGTAGTGCTAAGAGTGCTATGGGTAATGATACTCAAAGTAATTGGAACCCACAAGGAATTATCGGGAGAGTAGACTAAATGAATGATGAAGCCCGCAAGATTGTTGCTGCCCTTAACAAAAAGTTTGGCAATAATGTGGTGGTTATTGCGTCTGACATTCGGTCTGACCTTATTCCTCGTATTACTAGTGGTTCTACCACTCTTGACTATGTTCTTGGTGGTGGGTTCCCTGGTAATCAATGGAATGAACTCATTGGCGAACCATCGCATGGAAAGACAGCGGTTGCGCTTAAAACAATCGCAGCAAATCAAGCCTTAAAAGAAGATCACACAACTGTCTGGGTTGCTGCAGAGCAGTGGGTACCAGAGTATGCAGAAATGTGTGGAGTAGACACAAGCCGCGTCATTGTTATTGAAACAAACATCATGGAAGAGGCTTATCAAGCCGTTATACAGTTCGCCGAATCAAAGTCAGTAGATGCCATTGTTATTGACTCCCTTCCTGCCCTTTCACCAGCCCCCGAAATGGAGAAGGACATGAATGAAATGACTGTTGGAAGAGGAGCACTCTTGACCAACAAGTTCTTTCGTGTAGTTGGTTCTGCAATCAAGCGCAGTTTGGTTGAGGATGAACGTCCAGTGCTCGGTCTCATAATTAACCAGTACCGCATGAAGATCGGTGTGATGCATGGAGACCCACGCACAACCCCTGGTGGTGAAGGAAAGAACTATGCATTCTTTACTCGTTGTGAGATTCGCCGCGATGAATGGATTGAGATTGGTCCTAGCGGTAATAAGAATCGTATAGGACAACGCATCAAAGTTCGTACATTAAAGAACAAGACTGCACCGCCACAACGAGTTGCATACTTTGACTTTTACTTTGCAGATGGTGGAGACTGTGCTGCTGGTGAGTATGACTTTGCAAAAGAAGTTGCATCACTTGCAGTTGTAAAGGAGATTATCCAACGCAAGGGTGGCTGGTATTACTTTGGTGAACGTAAGTGGCAAGGTATTGATCCAGTTATTGCAAGTATTCGTGAAGAAGTTGATTTAAAAGAACAGATCCAAAAGTTAGTATTTGAAACATCAGACCTACCAATGGCGGAGGAAAGCGATGACTAAGAAGTTTGTTGTAAATGATGAAAACTGGGCACAAGTACTAGAGAAAGGCGTAGAAGATTACACTGACATGCTTTTTGAAGCAGTCTGGGATGGTACTGAAGATGTAATTCCTGAGACATTGTCAGGAGAACTATTCTGTGGTTGCGGTACTTGTTTCTGGAGAGAAGCACTATTTTTTCTTGTACCTAGATTGATTGAAGGTTACGAGGAAGGCAAAATAGAACTTGAAGACTGAAGGCCAGAAGCAATCCCAGAAGCACGAGAAGAGACTTGCTAAAAAAATTGGTGGGTCTACCAACGCTGCGTCTGGGGCTTTTTGGTCTCGCAAGGGTGACGTTCGATCAGAGGATCTTTTGATTGAACACAAGTGGACAGGCAAGAAAACTAAAACCATTAAATCAGACGAATTGAAGAAGATAACTACCGAAGCAATCCTCGATGGACGGATGCCAGTGTTTGGCCTTTATCTAGATGGAGTGAACTACGTAATTCTTCTTGAAGACGACTTCCTAGAGATGAGAGAGAACCTAGACAACCATGGAAGACTTTGATGAACCAGAGTACGCATGGAGATACAAGGCACGATGCTCAGGCCAAGACACAGATATCTTCTACCCTCCTCGTGACAAGGAGCAGTACAAAGAGATTGCTAACAAGGCAAAAGCATTCTGTTTTGGTGAAACAGGAAAGAACCCTTGTCCAGTAAGAGCACAGTGTTTGTGGGATGCCGTCAGACGAGACGAACCTCATGGAATCTGGGGAGGACTTAGTCACCGAGAACGAAACGCCTTAATGCGAAAGTGGCAAAAACTTAAGAAAAATAAAAAAAATAAACAAACCCTAGAAGAATTTATTTTCAGTATAGATAAGGAATACTAATGGCTAGTAAGACAGATCTTCAAAAGTATTTAGATACTAAGAAGGCAGATACACGCCTTATTGGTCCTATTGAACGTCACCTTATGAAGAAGACCCCAGGTGATCGAAGCACAACAGTTCTTCACCCATCAGAAATGATTAAGTCTGACTTCTGTCATCGATATTCTTACTACTTACTTACAGGTGGAAAGAAGAAACAAGATAACCCTAACCTAAGACTACAGAACATCTTTGATGAGGGTCACTTTATCCATGAGAAGTGGCAGGGTCGCATCTATGACATGGGACATATGTGGGGTGACTTTAAGTGTGTTGTATGTAAGAAAATAACCTCTGGTCTATCACCTGCTATGTGTCAGTATTGCACTACTAAAACTCTTAAGTATGATGAAGTACATCTTGTAGATGAGTCGTTGCGTATTGCAGGTCATACAGATGGTTGGGTAAAGGGATTAGGTAATGACTTCTTGATTGAGATCAAATCTATTGGTGCAGGAACTTTTCGTTTTGAAGCACCTGATCTTTTGTACGATGCTGACGGAGATGTAACAAAAGCGTGGAAGAATATCCGCAGACCATTTCGTACTCACTTGTTACAGGGACAGATGTATCTAGAACTTGCCAAGCGTATGTTTGGAGATGATGCTCCGAATGAGATTGTTTTCCTTTATGAATTGAAAGCCGATCAAGACTACAAAGAGTTCATCATCAAGGCTGATTACGACACCGTTGATAGGATCTTCTTTATAGCAGAAAAGATTAACAAGGCAGTTGATGCTGGTGTCATGCCTCTATGTAATGTTAGCGAGGACGGTTGTAAACAGTGCAACCAGATTGAGGACTAATGATAAATCTAGGTGATGGATCAAAGCAGGCTGTGGATAAGATGAAGGCACAGAACATAAATCTGTGGCCTGAACAAGATAAGCAGCCACCCATGCCCAAAGACATCTCCCTACTGGAGAGCGATGAACTCAGCGCCTTGTTCACACGCTTGACAGCCTGGTCTAACTTTGTGGCGGGACAGTTAGCCGCGTCACAGGTAGACGAGAAGGTGCTTGAAAAACGCCGAGACATGCTTGAGGCAAAGTTGCTGATTATGAAAGACACCAGTAAGGTTAAGGGTGAACGGGTGACCATGATGAAGGCTCAGGTGATGGCTGATCCAGACTTCATGGACGTGGAGGAGCGTTATATGAGTGCCTATGCGTACCGCAAAATGTTAGAGGTTGTGTACAACAACTTTGAACGTGATGTGGCGTTGGTATCCAGAGAAATCACTCGTCGAACTAATGACGTACGAACGGGACGAAAGGATAAGTTCAACACATGAAAAAATTACTTACACTATTTATATCAATTACGGTACTTGGTACCACGGCGGTACCAGTACACGCAGAGGTAGCACCAGCAGTTGTAGTTATTGACACTGGTACTAACACATCTCTATTCAAGGACAGCATCTCGTACGAAGTTTGCATAGTAACTTCCTACAAATGTCCTAATGGAAAGATGACGATGGAGGGATCTGGCGCTGCCAATATTCCAGTAACAAAGGACAAAGCACTTAACCACGGAACTCAGATGGTCTCCTTGGTTCTTCGCTTTAACCCAACAGCAAAAGTTATTCCTATTCGTATTGTAGGTATATCTCCATCAGGTACCCCAGGGTTCTATTCAATGGAAGATGTGCAGAATGCACTCAACTGGGTTGTTGCCAATCGAGTCAAGTACAACATTGCAGTTGTTAGCCTTGCACAAGGCGCAGTATTTCCTGGGTGTAAAGTCCCAGAAGGAATGGCTGCAAGCATTGCAACGCTTAAGGCAGCACATGTTCCATTGATCACTGCAGTTGGTAACGATAAGAATCGCACGAACGTGTTCTCACCAGCATGCTTGTCTGACGCAGTCTCCGTTGGAGCAACAGATAATCCATGGCCAGGTTCAGAACCAATTGAGTACGATTCAAAGGCTGCTCCTTACATTGCACGTTATAGCAACGGCGCACAAGGACAGACTGATTTCTTTTTAAACGGTCGTTGGAATGCGATGCAGTTAGATGGAACAACCAAGTTCACTACTGGTACCTCAGGAGCAACAGCAGCGTTTGCTGGTTGGTGGTTACTGAATAGAAAAGCAACCTTTGATGAGACCTTCAATGCATTAATGGCTACAACTATTGATGCCAAGAATGAATTTCAGACAGGAAAGTATGTCCGACTCCCATAAAAACATTCTGCAAGAAGCAGATGAGTTAATAAATGGGGATCGTAACTACACCTATGACCACCCACTTGACAACTTCAACCGAATTAAAAAGGGTTGGGAAGTTATTTTCGGTATTGATATTACTGAAGAACAAGTGGGACTAGCAATGGCATGGGTAAAAATTGCACGAGAGTCATACAGGCACAAGAGAGATAACTTGACTGACGGGGCAGGTTATCTTGGGACCATTGAGATGGTCATAGAAGAAAGAAACCTCCGTGCCAACAAAGTTATTTGATGGCGGTTTAACAGCAGAGCAAGTCCTCGTTGCGATTGGTATTGACCAATCGTTAACGGGGTTTGCTTTGTCTGCAGTAAGTATTGCAGAGCCAGAGAAACACATAACCTGGGTATACAAGTCTCCGTATTTTGGTATTGAACGGCTAGTAGATATTCGTCAGTGGCTAATAGACACCCTCGACTATGTATCTGATGGTCACGGGATTGTAGACATAGCAATGGAAGGATCAGTACTTGCTAGTCACTCAGCCCTTGTCCTTGGTGAGTTGGCTGCTGTAGTAAAGATGGCAATCTATGACTACTTTGGTGAAGATGAGAATTGTCGCTATCCATTAAAGATTCCACCAATGACACTCAAGAAGTATGCAGCAGGCAAAGGAAACGCCAAAAAACAAGAGATGTTGATGCAAATCTATAAGAGATGGGGCATTGAGTTCAATGATGACAATGCTGCAGATGCCTACGCTCTAGGAAGGCTTGCTGGAAAAACTGCGATTGATAAAATTGAGGAAGCAGTAGCCAAACAAATTGAGGACCCTAAATACCGAGACCAAGCACGACTTTAGCCTTACCCTTTGGTTAGGAGCGCACACCACATCGAACCAAAGGACTAATAATTGTGACAGAATCAACATCGCATATTTCTGCTGAAGAACCGTTTCTACGTGTCAGCGCCTCCTCTAACCCTCAGAGCGTCGCCTCAGCAATTGCTCACGCAATCTACGACAAGAAAGAAGTAAAACTTCGTGCTGTAGGTGCAGGAGCAGTAAACCAAGCAGTTAAAGCAATTGCAATCGCCAGAGGTTATGTAGCCCCACGAGGTATGGATCTATCCTGTATTCCAGGATTTACCACTATCGAGTCTCGTGACGGTGAGATTAGCGCCATTGTGTTTGCTATTACAGCCAACTAAAACAGACGTATCCTTGTACATAGATTAAGGAGTCAACATGGCTAATTGGACAGATATGGGTCACGCAATGCGTCGTCGCATGGGCGCACCTTCAAACCATCATGAATCGGTAGGTAAAAAAATGAAAGATAACATAACACCAGAGCAAATTGTGGCTACTGGCGCACGTGCCTACATGGGTAGCGCAGCAGGTGGCTTTACTGCACCAAGTGCAACACCAGTTGCTGGAAAGTTAATGCCAAAGAAGAACACACAGGCTGGCGATCCAACAATCATGAACAAAGCAAACCGTCAGAACGTTGAGTACAAGGGTGCACAGCACCGTATTACTGCAAAGATGCCTGCACCAATTAACAGCGAAGCAGGCGCAACAATGGCGAATGCACGAATCATCCCTTCAGTTATGGGAAGACAAGCACCTGACTTTAATAGCGGCGTAGATAGCACCTACTAATATGAGCGGCTCAATATCATCGAGTCAGTTCCAAGCCGTACAACCAGACATGACACCTCCCCTGTCATTAAGTAAAGCAACAACTGGTAGTGCTGCACAGTCAACTGCATGGCGCAATAGTTCTCTTGGCAAAGGTGGTCCATTAGCGTTGTCTTCAAAGACACGAGGAACAACTTTTAACTGGGACGATACTTCTTCTTCACCTTCTATCCCTCAGTCAGACAAGGGTGCAGGTAGAAGTCAGTGAGCAATAGCCGTCCTGTCTTAAGTGATTCTCAATTTGCACACCTACTAGGTGGTTCTCGTGAACTTGCAACGGGCAAGCAAGGTAAGGGTGCTGGGTACTATGTATCTCGTGACCCTCGCATGCCTGTTGAAATTGGTGGAAGCAAAGAGACAGTTGGCGGTTTAGCAGATGTAAGTAAGGTACGTGAACATCTGGAAGCAATAAAGGGTAAGGCTGAAAAAGTTATGCCTACTGGTTGGATGAGTGCTCGCGCAGCAACACCAACAGAAAGTGAAAATGTACATCAAGGAATTTGGCAAGACGAAGAAAGTAAAAAGACATACCTAGATGTGTCTGATCGTATTGGTGCACGAGCCTCTCGCAAGTCATTAGAAGAAGGTCTATCTCGTGGTATTAATCAAAAACAACTTTCAGTCTATGCAGCAGGATCAGGTAGAACATTACCTACAAATACAGAAGATAAGTTTGGAACAAAAACTCCAAACCCAGCAGCAGAAATGACTCTTGGTTATTTAAAAACACAAAATGCAGAGAGTGCTCGTCGTAAGAAAATGAGCAAAGGCGCAAAGATGCAAGAAAAATCTGCAGCATTAGAAGCGTTTGATACAGCCTTTCCTAGGAAAAAGTAATTATGGCTGGAAATAATCACAACTTTTCTGCTTCTCAGAACTGGCAATCCCTAGGAGGCGGTGGCCTTAACGGTTATAACAACCAAGGTGGTGCAGGTACTCCTGTAGCCCGTGACACTATGGATTCACTCCGTATTGGTGTTGGAAGAGTTCCATCTGCAGAATACCCAGATGGTTACCTTGGTACTATCCGCTCACGTCGTGATGACCGTTTGTTGGATAGCATCAAAAACCGTGTTAACCAGAAGGCCTATCAACGTGGTGTACACAAAGGTGAGCGCATTGAGCCATCTATGTACTACTGGCCTGAAGAGTTCAATCCTGACATGGGACTAGCCCGTCAGATGAAGGCAACGCTAGTTAATCGAGATGGCGCAGTGTCATACATGATTCCTCGTAGCGCACCACAGACTCATCTTACTCCTGCTCCTCACCTTGTCAATGACGGTAAGACCAACACACAGGCTAATCAGCCAGGAGAAATTAATGCACGTCGTCAGGCGATGCTTGCATATTTAAGACCAGCGTGGTCATAACATGGCTAAATTTGGTGTAGACCCGCACGGTCGTTGGGATAAAAATCTTGCACAAGAACAATTTAAGGGACATGTAGAAAACATTATTGGTAAGTATAAAGAAGCCCCAGAAGAAATGTTAAAGGGCGGTCATGAGTGGTACAGCAAAGCGCATGATGAAGCCAGTCGTGTTGGCGGTGGAGACCCACGTAAAGGTGCAGGAATTATTGCAGCACTGTCTCCTTTAAATAACTGGGAAAGAAATGTTGCCGAATCACATGAACTAATTAAAACAGGAACTGTAGCAAGTGCACTTCTTCCAGCAAACGTAGAGAAGGCTCGTAGAATTCACTCAGGAGAAGATCCTGAAAAAGTTCTTGGTGGGAATAAAGTAAAAAGTTTTTTTCATAACATTCATGACCCAAGTAACCCACTTCCAGTAACAATTGATCGTCACGCTTACGATATTGCAGTAGGTAATCCTTTTGTTGGAGCAGGTGGCGGTAAAGCACAACGTAATATTACTGTTGGACCTAGTGGTCACACACCAATGTCTGAAGATCTTGGATTAAGTGCAATGGGTCGCTACAAGCACTTTACACATGCATACCAGACTGCTGCTGGAGAACTAGGTGTTGATCTGCCTCACAAGGTACAAGCAACTACCTGGGTTCAACACAGAGGTGCAATCGGATGACGCAACATGTTGATGGAGTCTACGATCACACCAAACCTTGGCGTGCACCACTCAAGCCTGACCAAGTAGCAAAACGCTACTCTTACTTAGGGCCTTGGGCAACAAATGCAGAACGCCTTACACAACAGGCTCTTATGGTCATGAACATTCCTGGAGCAGATATCCAGGCAATGGTTCGTCCACCACTTCCGCAGATTCAACTCTTTCCAGAGCGTTACGGCTATGGAGATCGCAGACAACCTGGCATTGATGACATTGTCACTGTAGACAGAAATTATGTAGAACCACGAGTATCATGGTTCTCTGGTGGCGTTTCAGGTTACCAAGCAGCAGAACGTAATGGATTGGGGACCACCTGATGGATGGTGATGGCATGTTATCAATGGAGTTGCAGGCTCGTCAGATCGCTGAGAACGCTACCCGTTACAACGGATCTGCTCCATGTCCAACCTGTGGAGTAATCATGAACCCTGTAGACTTTATGACAAATAGAGGTCATTGCCTCTCTTGTGTAACACAACGCAATGCTCAACGAGTGAAAGGTAAAATGGCATGATATTCAATGACCGACGTAATGCAAGGGCTCTTAAGGCTGCCAATGGACCTTCTCTTGCTCCTAAAGGTTACAAGCCAGATACCGCTGGACGTAAAGTTGTTAAAGCAGCAGCGTCTCCAATTTTAGAAAAAAATCAAAATCTGGTGTCACACAAAGCACGTTACAACGCAGCAGCAACCCGTGTTGATCGTGATGGTACAGCAAATGAGATGGACCCATGGACATCCAAAAACGACAGCGTAAGAAGGAAGTAATTATGACAGTTAACTCATCACGTTCAATGAACGCAGGCTTAGATGCAGGCGCAACAGATGGCAAGTATCGCAAAGTTCGCCCAGATACTGAAGTAGGAACTGAGTCAGCAGCAACTGTTGCTAACCGTCAGTCACTGCACCCATTCTACGGATATGGATTTGTAACAACTGAGTATCCAGGAAAAGTAAACCCAGGTAAGTAATCATGGGTAATATGCACGCTGAGGAATATGCCTCAATGAAAGGCAAGAATAAAGATATGGGATTGCTTGCACATTTGCAAGGAAACCATTATCCACCAGTTCCAGCATCAATGCTTGGACCATCAAAGCGTGCTATCTCTGCGGTAAACAAAGGTAACCATAACTCAAACATCAAACTTCCACACGGTATTTTGTATAAAGGCAAAAAGTCTGCACCAGCATCAGCAATTGTTGAAGCCCATCATTTACATTCCTGGTTAAATCCAGATCAATTTCAGGATTAATCATGAGAACAGCAGTAGGCGCACCAGATCCTGGTGAGTTTGAGCGTAGACAGCCACATAACCTATTCAACGATCGTCGTATAGGTGGTAAGTCAAAGAATCGTGCCTACGGTGAGTCTCAAAAGGTCAATAAAGAACAAAAAATGCAGTACCAACAGTTAAGAAAACCTAAACAATTCGATTAATGATCTGTTAGGATAATCGGACTACTACAAGGAGCACAATGAGTAACGTACCAATTCTAGGTGAAAAACCTAAAGACCAAGAGCCGATGTTTCGGTTGCTCTACTGTCTTGTCTGCCAATCACTAGATGAATTGCCACCATACGATGGTGAACCAGAGTTAGACCATCTCCTTGCTGTTGCATGTGAGAATCACGTGTTTGACTCAGGAGAGCCACACAAAGGCAAGTTATTTGTACTGCCACTTCGTGCATGGGCACACCAAGAGTCTAAACGAGAAATCATCAGCCAGATTAAGGGCGGTGGATCAAAGGGTCTAGCAGCAATTGACGAGACTTTTTATGAGTCCCGTTCTACCTTCTTGGAAGATGCTATGTCGTGCTACCAGCGCCATAATAAACCCAAAGATGGTTGTCCAGATTGGCACGATAACAACCTCATGCTTATCCCAAAAACTGAAAAAGACCGTATTAAAGAAGGTATGGGTAAGTATAAAGACACTCCAGGTCAAAAGACCTATCTCTGCGATTTTTGTCCAGTAGCAATTGGCGTTGCAGACCGCAAACAAAAACTGTTAGGAATGAAATAATGGAAGAACAAAAGATCCAAGCAGGTTTCAGTGTAGTTATTAACGAAGATGGAACACTAAGTACTCATGTGTTTCCAGCCAGCGACACAGTTGCACGACAAGCAACTACTTATGACATCTTTGGATGCTGTAAGGAGTTAGTTGAAGACATTGAGTCGCAACTACTTGCTGATCGTATCTCAAAGGCTGTAGTGGCTAAGTTAATGCCGCCAACTCCAGAAGAGATGGCAAAAGTACGCATTGCTGAGGCTTTAGCAAACCGCCAAGCAGAATAAGCACCTAAACTAAGGGTATGAAACGCCCTGATGGATTAGATCAATACGCTGGACCTGTATCCATACAGGCTCTACCAACGTCTTACTTTTCCCAGCCCGAAGAAGGATTAGATCCTGAACTGTTTTCTGGCATAACATTAAAGGGATGGGTTCGCAACGGCCTTCTGCAGTTATTATTTGGGTTCCTTAACGAGACCTATCGTCATCCTGATCTATGGACACGAGTGTGGCTTGCAGGTTCTGCAGTCTCTTACCAATGGTCTGCTGCTCGTGAACCAGGTGATCTTGATGTCTTAATCGGAGTTGACTATCTTCAGTTCCGCAAGGCTCATCCAGAGTACAACGGACTTGGCGATACAGAGATCAGCAAGATGCTTAACGAAGATTTTCGTGAGCAACTACAGCCAGATACAAAAGACTGGAATGGATTTGAAGTAACTTTCTATGTCAATCCAGGAGCAACAGATATTCGCACCATCAATCCTTATGCTGCTTACGATCTAACTCATAATGACTGGACAGTCTTTCCAGAGAAGCAGTCTGCACCACTTAACCCTATGGGCGAAGCCGCAGCACAACGTGATTTAAAGAGCGCTTCTGATGTAGTAATGCGATATTCACAAGCCTTGACAGATCTAAAGGGCGCAACAAATGATCCAGCACGTCGTAACGCAGAGTTTAGAGTGCAACAGTTATTAATGCATGGATCTATGTTATTTGAAGACATACATCACAGTCGTCGTTATGCTTTCAGCCCTAGTGGTGGTGGGTATGCTGATGTGTACAACTACCGCTGGCAAGCAGGTAAGAAGTACGGAACAGTACCTGCACTACGTCAGATGCACGATTACTGGAAAGAGTACAAAGACAAGCAGGCAGAAGAGACGTACGGAATCGATCTACCAGACACACAAACGCTAATCAGGAGAGCAGCAACGTACAAGACACCGCAATAAAGTTCTAACAATTATTTGGAGTATAAATGAATGTAATGTTGTCCCTTGATGGAGTATTGAGTTCAGACTCAGGCGATCCAATCAGAGCAGGAGTAATGCTCTACTATGCTTTAAACATCAATAACCGAGTGGCTATCAGAACCTCTCGTAAGAAAGAAGATGCAGAGCACTGGCTTAACTCCCACGGAATCATCAACTACGATGACCTGATTGATTACTCGTACCATTTAGAAGGCGAAGACTTAAAGAAACGCCAGTTTATTCTGAGCCGTTCTCGTGCTCCTATTGAGATGTATGTGGACGCTGATCCTTCTATGTGTGCATGGGTCTTTGAAGAGCAAGGTATTCCTGCCATTATGTTTATGAACCCAGGCTATTTGGCTGTGGAGCGTCGCCCTGATGCACCTAAGAAGGTTCGTCAATGGTCTGATATTGAAAACTCAATAACCAGAGTCAACCTTGCTAAATCTAAAGAAGCAGCCAACCCCAAGGAACTAGAGTTCTGGGATGACTAAACTTATCTTCTCAGGAGTTGAGGTTGGTTCTAACCGCACCCTGCTAGAAGGCATGAAGGTTGAGTCGATGGGACTCAACTTTTGGGGTCTTCGCAAGCGTGGTCTTCCAAAGACTAAGACCTGGCTTATAAGCGAGCACTTTGATCCAGAGACCAAGGTCTACATAGAATCAGGAGCATCACAGGCTGACAAGGCTGGGCTATCTCGTGAGGAACTAACTGACTTGGCCGCTGACTACCAGGAGTTTCTTGTAAACAATGCAGATCGTGCTGAAGGATTCCTTGAGTTTGACTCACAAATACTCGGCCTTGAATGGATAGAAGCGCAGCGTCCCTTCTTCAGTAACGACCCTAAACTATGGGTCATCTGGCATGAAGAGTATGGACAGAGTAAGTTGGCAGAGATGTCAAAAAAGTTCCACAATGTGGCTATACCTCATGACGAGATTGAGTCAGTAACTAACCTGGCCGCCGTAACAAGGACTTACTCCAACCAATTCAAGGTCAACTATCACGCCCTTGGATGTGCCAAGCCAGACAACCTAAGATCCATACCATTTGTCACAGCCAGCACATTGTCATGGCTATCGCCCATGCGTAGAGGTGAGACGATCATCTGGGATGGAGCACGTCTAGTACGCTATCCCAAGAAGATGAAAGACCAAGCCCGCCCTCGCTACAAGAACATCGTAGAGAAGGCTGGACTAGACTATTTAGAGTTTGTCAAAGATAGTACCCTTGAAGCAACTAGAGTTGCTGTCTGGTCATACAAGAAACTAGAGGAATCCATGGACAAGAAGACCCCCAACTTCCACATCATTGATGGTGGTAAAGACAAGAACTTATCTGATAACAGCGATGAGTTTATGACGGGGTTGATGGGATTAGAACTGCCAACGTCTGATAACAGTGGAGCAGATGGGGGGAAAGTGGAGCGTAGTGGAGCAGTGGAAAGAGCCCCTGAAGAGATGACAAACTTACTTGTCTTTGGGTTCAAAATGAAGACGATAGTTGAAACTGATGATGATGGCAAAGACATCCTGAGGGATGTTCCTGTTGTTCAGACACAGCAGACTTCCCTTCGCCAATGCGATACCTGCTTCGTTGCATCTAACTGTCCAGCGTTCAAACCACAAAATACTTGTGCATTTAATCTTCCAGTAGAGGTAAAGACAAAGGATCAACTTAAATCATTACTAACTGCAATTATCGAAATGCAGGGGCAGAGAGTTGCTTTTATGCGTTTTGCTGAGGAAATGAATGGAGGATACGCAGATCCAAATCTTTCTCAAGAGATCGATCGCCTGCTTAAGTTAGTGGGTAATGTCAATGAGATGGATCAGAATAAAGAGTTCATTCAGATCACCGCAAGCCGTCAATCCTCTGGTGGAGTTCTCTCTGCAATCTTTGGAGATCGTGCTCAGGCTCTTAAAGAGTTCCCCAACCCTATTCGTGAAGAGACCGTTACTAAGATTATCTCTGAAGCAATCGAAGACTAACTTATCTGATAACAGCAGTTAACAGGGTGTGAATCATATCTCACCCGTAGTTGACCATTTTCTTTTTCCATTAGTACTTCGCAAAGTTAGCATATACGTGGTAGGTTCCCAAGCGCAATACTAAGCAACCCACTGAGGGGTATTTAGACATTTATAGAAATGGTAGGGGTTATGACAACATTATCTTTCAAACTTACTGAGGACTTCATCGGACCATATCGCCCAAAGAAGGCGCCGTTTGGTTATCAAGATGCAGCGGGAAACTCGGTTGGAGAGATAACTTTTTTACGTACCTATTCTCGCCTCAAGGCAGATGGTACGAAGGAGACGTGGGTCGATGT